AAATCGATTTTAATATATTAAAAATTATATATTATTATATTAAAAATTATATATTATATTTTATCGACTAGCGCCTTACGCAATATGTCGCCCAAATAATTATTTATAAATATAAATAGAAACCTGGTAAATTCAAACGGAGTGACAAATTATACAAGGGCCCTGAACAAGGAATCAATAAAATTTTTCGTCATTCCTAGTGAAACCTCGCGGCTCTATGGCCACAATGGGGATTCACCCCTCCCCCTGCAATATCGAGTTTCACGATAGAATTTTCAAAGAAAATAAAAACCCACCACACCCGGCCTTTGGCAGAATGCCCTTTACTAATTATTTTGACGAAATATTTTGCAATTTTTTTCACTTTTTCGTGACGTGCATTGCCCATTACTTGCTATATATAGTATATGGAAGCATCGAACAACGAGCCACGTGCAACGCGTCCCGTACCCCATATGACGGACCCCACGACTCGTCCTTCACAACCTAACCCACCTACATCGTTTCCCACGGTGTCTTCTCTTTCTCCTAAGCCTGAGGGGCAACGCCCCTCGGGCACTACCCATATCGTCACCGACGATGAATTTGTTTGCGAACCCGAATTACCCCCACCCTACCCAGTGCACGAAGAGGCTCCCTTAGCGGTCGCTCCGACTGCAGAGCAAAGACAAACGAACGTTGTCAAAGCGTTGCAAGGAAAGATGGCTGATTTCATATCGGGGTCGTCGCAGAGGCATTATAGAACGATTGTCAGAGAATTGTCCGATAGACAGATACCGTTGAACTTGTTGTCTGACGAGTCGAAAGCGAAAGGCTTAGCGCAGATGTTAGAGGAAGACGTGTGTTCGTTATCGGAGCTTGTTATATTGGGGCAATTTGCGAAGGCGATAGACGATAGCGACACGAGAGCGGCGGAATTCTTGCGAGATACGGCGGGCTACAAGCCGCAGACCGACGTCACTGTGGAACATAAAACGCAGGGCTTGGCGTCACTGACGGACACGCAACTGTTGACGTTGCTGCAAGCACTGAACCCTGAGCAAAGCGACGAGGTAAGTAATGGATAAAACGACGGCCGCCGCGCTTAAAACGCTTGGTATCGATCAATGTGCATCGGTCGAACAGATCAGAGAGGAGCTTGCCGTCCGTGAAGCGCGGAAGTCCTATTATAAGTACGTCTTGTATTCGAACCAGGGTTTTATTGACACGGCGTTTCACAGGTTTCTGTGTAACAAAGTGCAAGAATTTCTGAATAAGAAAGGAAGCGCGGCGTTCGACGTACTACTTATATCGACCCCACCGCAGCACGGTAAGTCGCGTAGCTTGACTGAGACGTTGCCGTCGTGGTACCTTGGGAATCACCCCGACAAGTCGGTAATTATTGCCGGCTACTCGGAGGACTTCGCAAAACGATTCGGAAGACGTAACCTGAGGAAACTCGAGGACTACGGGCCGAGACTGTTTCCCGACTTCCACCCGGCCGACGCGCCGTGGACGAACACGGAGTTCGAGTCTGCCGAGGGCGGGCGCTGCATCAGTCGTGGTATCTTGTCAGGTATTACTGGTAACCCTGCAGACCTGTTTATAATCGACGACCCGACGAAAAATATGCAAGAGGCGATGTCGGAGACGACGCGCGCTGCTATCTTAGATGAGTTCTACGCGTCGATATTAACGCGTATCGCGCCGCACGGTAAGATTATCGTCATACAGACGCGGTGGCACGAGGACGACTTGTTTGGCCACATCAAGCGGACGTTCCCGAACGTGGAAGTGCTGAACCTGCCGTGCGAGGCAGAAGAGAACGACCCGATGGGGAGACCGGTAGGAGCGCCGCTGTGCCCTGAGATTGGTAAAGGCGCCGCGTGGCTCAAAGACTACAAGAATACGTACATAACCGAGAACGGTGAACGTGCGTGGAACGCGTTGTTCCAAGGCAACCCGGTCCTTAACTCGGGTAACATCTTCTTAAAAGAAAACTGGCAGTTCTACGAGGACTTGCCAGACCAAGTATATAACGTCTTGTCCGTCGACGCGGCGTTCAAGAAAAGCGAGACAAGCGACTTCGTCGCTATACAACACTGGGGTAAGCGTGCGAACGACTACTACGGTATTTGGGGTACCAGACGCCGCCTGTCGTTCACTGAGATGATTACAGTGCTCAGAGAATACATCTCGTCGCACCCTGACCTCGACGCGGTGTACATCGAGGATAAAGCAAACGGCTCGGCGGCCATCGATATGCTGTCGCAAGAGTTCGACAATATCATACCCGTCAACCCTGAAGGCGGTAAGTTGTCCAGAGCGGCGGCGGTATCGTACATACAGGAAACGAAACACGTGTACCTGCCCTACGAGCCGTGGGCTTACGAGCTGATCGATGAAGCGTCTGCGTTCCCGGCGGGACAGCACGACGACACAGTCGACGCGTTCACGCAAGCGCTGAACAGATTGTCTATCATCGGAGCTCCGGTGAGTGAGAAAGTAACGCGCGAGTACAGCGTCTGGACGCCCGACATGTACCAAGACTTCGAGGCAGCGGACGACGCACTCAAATCACAACTACTCAAAGAATGGAAATACCCCGTTGAGTGGAGGTAAGAATGAAGAAAAAAGAAACACAATACCAGTTTCCTCCGGTATCGGGGGACGTACAAGAACGCTTGCGCTACTGGCAAATGCTATTCGACGACGCGAGGGCTAAACGCAAGCCGTTCGTTGACGACAAATTGCAAGTGCGCGAAGATTTATACAAAGGTACGACGGCTGAGAAAAGCGGAACGAAGTGCTTGCGCAACATGTGCTTCGAGTTGATCGAGACACAAATCAACAACGCTATACCGCAACCGAAAATAACGCCGTCGGACGCTGATAAACAAGACCTTGCCCACGACCTTGAATCGATGCTCAGAAATGAGATGGACCGCCTCGACAGCGAGACGATGAACGACCGCATCGAACGAGGCGTGTTGGTCCAAGGGTCACACTTCTATGAAGTCGGCTGGGACGACACCGTGCGCCACGGAAAGAACGTCGGCGCCATAACGGTCGTTGACCGCCCGATTCAGGACGTCTGGTTGCAGCCCGGCGTGCGCGACTTCAAGAAAATCGAGTACGCGTTCGTGTTCAGCCGCGAGAGTATGATGAAAATCTATAACTTGACCGGCAAGATACCGCCTGAGAGTCCTAACTACAAAGGTATGGTCGACATGATTACGTGTTGGTACTACGACCGCGACGGCTACGTATGCCGCCTCACGTGGGCTGAGAACACTGACTTTGTAATCTTCGACGATAGGGACTTCGAGTCGAGACGTCAGCGCGTGTGCAAGCAGTGCGGCTACGCAACGGACGAAGACGTCTGCCCGATATGCGGATCGACCGAGTTCACCGAGAAGAGCGTCAGAGAAGAAACGCTTGAAGACGACGTCGTGAAAGGCAACCCGGCAGACCCGACGAAACCGAGACTGCTGCTCGCTAAGAAAGGCGATAAGGTGAAATATTATGCACTTCGACGCATTCCGCTCGTTATGCGTGTCAACATCAGCAGGGTTGACTCACCCTATGGTGTGTCGGACGTAGATATCTTGACCGAGACGCAGCTGTCGTCGAACAACATCTTAACTAAGATTGAACAGAACATCTTGAAGGCCGGTAGCATTATCACTATGCCTGAGAAGATGAATATGAAACTCACGAACGAGACGCTGAAAGTCGTGAGGCTGAAAGACCCGAAATGGGCTGACGCGATACGCGTGCAGAACTTGCAAGCGAGCATTCAGCAGGACGACATCCTTGCAGATCGTGTGTATCAATACGGCAGAGCGTCACTCGGTATAACCGACTCGTATCAAGGCAAGCGCGACCCGACCGCTGAGAGTGGAAAGGCGAAAGAAATAAGCGCCGCACAAGCTGCAGGTCGTATGGAAAGTAAACGTAAGATGAAGGACGCTGCGTACGCCGATCTGTACGAGATGATGTTCCACTTCTTCTTAGCGTATTGCGACAACAACGAGACGTTCGTCATCGACGACACTGATGGCTCGATAACAAACGCGTCGATCAGCAGGTACAACTTCTTGGACGGCGACGTCGGAAATCTGTACTACGACGACAGCTTCATGTTCTCTGTCGACACAGCGTCGGTCCTGTACACTTCGCGCGAAGCGATGTGGCGTGAGACGACTAATAACTTCGTCGGTGGTACGATGGGCAACCCGCAAGACCCCAGAACGCAGATGCTGTACTGGAAGATTATGAAGGAACTCAACTACCCGCTTGCTAAACTGTGCTTGCAAGATATTACGGAACGATTCGGTCTGATGCAGCAACAGGTGGCGAAAGCCGTAGAGATGGGCAAGAAAGCTCAGCCTGCGGCTCCTGCTGGTGAAGAGCAAAGTGCAGCGAACGCTAAAGCTAACGACGAGGCTGCGAAGCAGGCAATGTACAACGAACTTCAAAGTATGATTGGAGGATAAAGAATGTCGATTTTTTACACTAACAAGACAATAACGATGAACCGAGGCGACTCGGGCGTCGTGCTGTTGTCGATTCTAAACCGTGACGACACGCCGTTCGCTTTGCCTATCGGTATGAAGAATCCGGTGATTGTATTCTCGGTTAAGGCGGAGACGGACGTGAACGACTTGAACGGCAATATGCTCATCGAAGAGTATCTGCCGATCAAGGACTACACATATTACGGTTACGGCACTCCGGACACTGAAGGTCAGATGCAGATTCACGGCGGCTTCTATCCGAAGGTCAAGACGGTAGATCTAAAAACGTCTGTAATCGACCCGGGAATCATATACAAGGTTCTTAAAGAAAAGAAGTATATGTTCGTCGTACCGACGCCTGTATCGGAAGAACACCCGACCGGTTTTAAGGCTCGTGAGTATGCGTTCGCTGTACCTCTGGTTTTCGAGCCGGCGTTCACTGACAGATTATCACCTGGAACGTATACGTATTCGATAACGCTGCTCGATTCGACGTCACCGATTCGACTTACTCAAGGTGAGGGCGACAACGCCACTACTGTAGACAACTACAGCGAGTTCTTGAAGAACGTCACGTTAAAACAAGACTTGTTCGGCTCTCAGAAACTCATTCTGAGCGACAGTCCGATTGCGAGAGTACACGGTGACCCGATTCGAAGAATGTACGACATCAAGCCGTGCTCTGAGGAATCTGTGGCGAACGCGACGGCGAGCGAGATTACGACAGGCAATATAACGAATATCGCGTTACCGCCTGTGTATATCGCAACTGCAGAACAACTCGGCGGCGTCATCGTCGGCCAGACGTTACAAGTCGACTTCCGCGGCGTGTTGAACGTCTCGAAAGCAATAACGGACAAGATTGCTGACCTGTATGCGAAGATCGGCGATATGACGACTCTAACCACTGACGAGAAAACAACGCTTGTCGGTGCGATAAACGAGGTCGACGCGCACGCTGACGCGAATAAAGCGGAAATAGGTGACCGTTCCGGGCTTACGACAGACGAAAAGGCTACGCTTGTGGGTGCAATCAACGAGGTCGACTCACACGCTAACACCGCGCAACAGGCTGCAGACAACGCGCAATCGTCAGCGGACACAGCGAACGCCCGACTCGACGACGCGGTACTCGTGCGAATTGAGTCTGAGCCGGTAACGATACTTACGACCGACTGGGTTGAAGACGGCACTATCGACCCGTTTACAGTTAAGGCCGTGAAGAAAAGTACGTTACCCTTGAAAGGTAACAAGAAGAGACTTGTTGCTCCCGTATTCGACACGCTTGATATGGCAAGATACGGGTTGGTTATAGGGTCTATCGAAAACGACGAGATTACTTACTACTCCACACGAAAGCCGCTTGAAACGATCGAGGGAATAAATGTGATGGAGGGATAGTATGATTATAATACGAAACCCGTACGTTCAAGTTCTTGGAGGTATCTTCTGGGATATAAAAGCGACGTACGAAGTACCTACTCAGGAAGGCCGACCGGGCGATATCAGGTTAGTGTTGCCTTATCCGAAGGGGCAACCTACGTTCAAAGATTACGTTGGTCCATATCGCGAACAGTATATGGACGCTATGTGTACGGCGACAAATAGTTCGAGTTATCCGTGGACGCAGGTCGACAACGTATTACAGAGTACGAACCACAACCACAGTTCGAGTTCGACGTACAAACTTACGTTCAAAAAAGCAGGCGTCTTGACGTTCGAGTACAACGTTAGTAGTGAAGGGTCGGACCCGTTAACGATTAAGCACAACAGCACTACTCTCGTTTCTAAAGGTGGCACTGGTAATAGCTACACAGCGCAAACAGTTGTGGTCGCCGTAAATGATACAGTTGAATTCACGTACAAGAAAGACGGTAGTGTTAATTCAGGACAAGATACCGCGTATATCAAGGACTTATGGCTTGAGCCTGAAGGTGGTGCCGCTGACATTATCGGCATTCCTGGAATTCCCGACAGTGCGTACGACGAATTCAATGCCGTGTGGCAAGAGTGGCGTGATGGGTTGCCTCTACCGAAGCTCTCAGATGTTGAACAAGTTAGTATCGGTACGAACCTGATCGAAGCTGATGGTAACGTGTTCGCTAAAAACGGAATATTCTTATTTTCAGCGTTCAATGGAACGTTAGGCGAAGCTGAAGCGCAACTGTTTAACAACCGCACTGTTGGAATAGATATATACCTATCTCGGTCAGTTGTGAATATTGATGGCCTGCAACTCGAATGCGATGTATATGTCTGGGATATCAAGACCAAAACGTGGGTTAAGGCACAATTTCAGCGTTTGCCGCTTACCCTCTCCGATACACTCAATATCGCTACGTGGGTATCGAATGGTATCTCTGCGGAAGATATTTCCATTTGGGATAAATTGAATATCACCGAAACGGCGTCGACATACAAGAATACTGGTGCGCATGCGGCTGTAGAACAACTCAGTATTCTGTCGTGGGTATCGAATGGTCTCGACGTAACACAACTGAATGTCTGGACAAAAGTAAATATCGCTGACAGCGGTACTGTAACTAAAAACGACAATCCTACGCCGTTCTAAAAGGAGGAACAACTTAAATGAAAGGAACAATCGATGTACAAATAAAACATAAAGACGGGTCAACCGAGACTCGTCACGAACGCAACGTGGTGTTTGATTTACCGGCGTTAGTGCTTAAGCATAATCTCGAGATGCCGGATTGGATGCACGTTCTTTGTGGGAATTCTATGAATCCTGGTTTTTCTTCAAGTCCACTCAAAGAGTATTCCTATTTTGCTCTGTCTGAGGATGAGTGTTCACTCACTCGACCAGAGTATCGTCCGTTTGCGTTAGTCGGAGTTCAGTCAAATGCGACGCAATGGTACCAGTCTGTCCCGTCCAGAGTTGTTTCTGAGAAGTCAATTACACTTCAGGAATCGTGGACAATTGGTACCCCAATCACTCTTAGAGGAATTGCGATGTATCGTGGTTCGTTACCGATGCTATATGATAGTTATAGTATGAAGTATCTTGATGGTTCGTTATATTGTTTATACGTTGGAAACGGTTATTCACCAACATATTACCAAAAAGCAGACTTTTCAATGGATATTTTTTCATATAATAACCCACGTGCAAATGGTTTCGCGTCGTACGAAAATGATGTTACTCACTGTTCAATCGGTTGCTTACCTTATGTACTCGCAAACCCATCTGAGCGAATCGCATTTCTCGGCAGTAACGGAAACCGGTCCACATCCCTACCGGTATCTACAAGCGCCAGCATCGCTATTTACAAATATCCCGATGATAACACATTGCTGCGGTCATTTAAGCTTTCTCAATTCACGGGGTTCACTACTGGGTATTATGACACGACATTTTTAATGAACACTGGGACTAAAAATTATCTTTTCGAAGTAAACAAAGCCAGCAGCGGTTCGTCTACCTCTTTAATTCAATCCATTACGGCGTGGCAAATTCCCGACACTGCGATAGCTGACTCCGAAACGATCGCTCCTGTTAAAACAGATTTTCTTTCAGAGTTTTGGCCGACGACCGCCGGGACCTCGTATTCACCGAATCGTATTATAGGAAACTACATCAAGATGTTCGATAACCTTTTCAAGGTCGATGACACTCTCACAGTAACTCAGTACCACGGAAATAGTAGTAAAGACATTACTTCACAGCAACCAGTACCGTATTTGTCGCTTAAAGACTCAGGAATTACGTACTCGCTTACGAATGACAGTACAGGTAAGTGGAATACTTCGTATTCGTCTTTTAATGTCAGCTTTTGGAATACCACCGCCGCAAACTTTTCAACTCCGATCGAACTTGCAGAAGGCGACGTATTGACAGTCTCGTACAAGATAGAGGTAGCGTAAGATGGTAATAATACGAAACCCATACGTTCGAGTATCAGTCGGCGTATCTTGGGAAATAACAGCCGCCACGAGTCCCCCGACTGGGACCGGTTACCCCGGCGATATCGTGCTTGTCTTTCCGGAAGGCGCTGACATACCGAGCGTATCAAAACTCGAACAAGTAGGTGTTTACAACAACCTGGTCGTCTCGGACGGAAACAAATATCCGGAAAATGGCGTGTTCTTGTTTGGCGGAACAGACGGCACGCCCGGCGAAGCGGAAATACTGCTCGTAGATAAACAAAACCTACGTATTGATACGAACGCTTCGAAAGCCGTAGTGAATATCGAAGAAATGCAGATCGAATGTGATGTGTATGCTTGGGATATTCGCGACGAGAAATGGGTCAAATTCGAGTATATCCAGTTGCCGATTGCCAAGATCGAACGCTTTAAGATTTCAGATTGGTACACGAAAGGCGTAGACGTTTTGAACGTTCAGGTTTGGAGCTTACTCAACCCGCAAGAGACGATCACGAAACTTGTAAATACAGGTGTGCACGAATTTGCAGAAAACTTCGACATAGCAGCTTGGTACACGCCGACCGATATGCCTACGGCGATAAGTATCTGGGCACAGTTATCGCCCACTGATGGCGGCACTATTACTAAAAACGACAGTCCTACACCGTTCTAAAAGGAGGAACACAATATGAAAGGTATAATTGACATAAATATCAAACACAAAGATGGGTCAATCGAGACTCGTCATGAACACAACGTCGTTTTCGACTTACAGGCAATTGCTGCAAAACTCTTCTATAGTCGACCGTATGGTCCTATGACTGGTCGTCTGGCTTATAAGTACATTTCCTCTACAACCTATAATGTTTTTTCTCTTTCAACTCTAGAATTGGACCTTACAAAACCGTCCGTCGCGATTCCGGCATTGAATTCTACTACTAATTCGTCGAGTGTATGGTACACTGCTCCGATTACGTCGACAGTTGAGGATAAGTACAGAATTTCATCTGCGACGTGGACTATTGGCGAAGCAATGACGTTGAAGAGTATCTTCTTCCCATATTCTGGTTTAATGTTCGTTCGTGACCCAGCTGGTAGAGATAGTGACTCCTCCTATCGGAGATGTTTACTTCATGACGATGGGTTATTTTACACATCGGCAAATGTGACTCGTCTAACTTCCCCATCCGAAAACTTTAAGTTTACGAACTCCTATCTGGCTGGGTTCGCTAATTATTATTATAATAGTTCGAATCTGAATGTTTCTAGTGAATCAGTATTTGTTCCGTACAAACTCCACGATCCGACGGAACGATTCGTGTTCCACTCTGCGACGTCGAGCAATGTGAATTACTACCCCTATGCGGGTGGCGAATTACAAATCGTGGACGCTGCGACTAATGTAGTTAAGCGTTCGTTCAACATGTCACAATTTGCTAATTTTTCAACTGGTAATTTTCGTTATATTACGCGTGTTGTGAATACTGGTTCCAAAAATCTCTTGTTGCAACCCGTATCGACGTCGACAGACGGAATACGAGTGTGGGAGATTCCTGACACAGCAACTACCGAAACGATTCAGCCGTCTGGAATAATTCTTACAAATCAGTCTATATATCTGAATACTAATTACCACGAATCGTTTGTTGTCGCTGACAACGTTCTTATGTTCCGGCCTTCTTCCAATTCAAGTAAAATGATTTGTGCAAGAATCAATGATGACTTGTCAGTCGATGTTGTACCTGGAGCGAACGCTGCTGGGTTAGATATTGGCAGTTATGCGAGCGACAGTTACAACAGTGTAATATTCCCGTATATGAATACTGATTCACCGTGGTTTTATCGAGATGTCGGTACGGAATATACGTTTACTAATGGTGGCACTTACAATTGTCGATTCTTCAACTCCACAGCAGCAAACTTCTCAACCCCAATCGTTCTTGCCGAAGGCGACGTACTTACAGTATCATACAAAATAGAGGTATCTTAATATGATAGTTGAAAAAGTAAATACCAAAACCGGCGAAGTCGTAACTATTTACGAATCGCCTGAAATCAAGTGTACAGCAAAAACTCTCGAATACGCCGGAACGGTGATCACCTTAAATGGTGATTTGTATGAGTTCCGCGAGGGCAAACCTGTCGAAAAACCGACCGACGAGCCCGAACCCGCTGAATAACGGAGGACGAATATGGACTACATAACTGCTATGCAAAAACGTTTCGACGTACCTGATAACTCGATTTGTGTTATCAGGTCGAGCGAACCGGAATTTATCCCTATTCCTGATATGCCGGTAAGCGAAAAGATGACACTCAAAGACGTGTTCGACTTAATGATGAGCCGTATTTGCACTCTTGAAGAGCAAGTATCTCACTTGTCGGCGACTGTTGCGGAGCACGAAGAATCCGTGCAACGCTTATTCGACACTATCGAAAATTGACCACTGCACTGGGAACAAAATACTTCTACTCTCACGTTCGGTGCAGCGAACACGGGAAAAGGAGCTTTTATGGAAACAAACGAAATCATCAACAAAGTTGGTGTATGGGTCGCGTCGATCGGTGGTGGTGTAGTCGTCGTCCGATACATCGTGAAAATCATACTCGCGATTATAAACCTCGCGTCGAGAAAAATACCCTTGAAATTGACTGAGACTGACCGTAAACAAATCGCTGCGGAAGCTGCGACGGAAACGACGAAGTTGCTTGCTATGGGTATTAAAGTTGACGTTGACGGGCAGATCGACAAAGCGACAAATCATCAAATCGAGTTGCTTAAAGAACAGAATCGCGAATATATCCGACAGAACAACAAACTTGTCGCGCTTATGCGTAAGATGGGTTTAGTTGTTGCAGATTTGAAGTCACCGTCAGCGACGTTCAGAGACGACCTCCGTCACGAAATCGACACCGATTTTACGTCCGACGCACCGGTACAGTCGCTGTTAGGTGACCCTGTTCTTGCGACGATCGAAGTATCTGACCACGTCAACATTCCGGGAACGAATACGAAGAAGTCGAAAGAAAAATACTAAGCGTTAAGGAGGAACTACTATGAAATGGAATCCCAGAGCAATTATGCTCAGTGTACTTGAGTATGTTGCTTGGTTGTGTCCTCCGGTAGCGTACTGTATTTACAGTTATGTAAGTACATTACAGTATGTTCTTGATAAAAAAGCGGTCGTGTCGTTCTGGGTCTCGTTCTCGTGCATTCTCGTCGGCGTCATTTTCGGCGCGACGTTATTCAAGCGAGTCAAAGCGGCATACGCCAGATACGTTGCGGCATTCGTGCAACAGAAAGCGGACCTTGAAGCTCGACCCGAAGACGAACACCTCATCGACCTCGTCGAAAAGAAAAGTAAGACCATCGAAACGATGGACTTCGTTATGGCGGGGCTTCCGTTGTTACTTATCGGCGGAATGTTGTACGCGTTCCAGAATGCAATCACTGAGCTTATCAACATCTTCATTATTACCGGATTGAGCTTCTTAGCGAAAGCGGGTATTCATACGGGTACTGTGCACGTTAAAGCGAAGGGAATGAAAGACAAAATTCGTATCAATGAACAGGTGAAATCGGCTGAGGAGGTGAAGTAGTATGTCGTCTGAAAACGATATCATCGCCACTCAGGACGAGATGACAACGGCTGATGTTCGTAAGTCGATGCGTGTGAGCGTATTCACGATTATGACGAATATCTTGCTTGTTGTCTTGATATGCGCCGGGTTGATATTGACCGAGTTCTTCCGATTGGACTCATACAAGTTCAAGATTCAAAGCCTCAATTTCTGGCTTGAAAAGTTAGCGTTCGCATTCTGCACGTTCGGCATAATGCTCGGCATAAGCAACTCAGCGGACGAAATAAGCCGAAGCAAGAATCCGGAATACTTGAGCGATATCATGAAGTTGAAAGAACACTACTCCCTGCTGTTGACCGAATATAACGACGAGAACTTCAAGAAGTATATCGACAACGTCAACCGCGCTGAGAAATACCTCGTGTACGTTGCAGACTTAGACCGCAGAATATTGCATAGTTCTAAAAGGCGGCAGATCGCATTGAAACGTCGACTCTTGCTTTCTCCGGACGAAGTGTTTTACGGAGGCGTGTCAGTTCGATACAATCAAGTGTTGTACAGTCAGTTCGCCGGTGTCGGCTTACCACTGGACCACAAGAGTGACCGCGGTAATAAGTACGACGTCCCTAAGGCACAAATCTATGCACAAAAGCTCATCGGCAAAGTATGCCTCGTCGTAGGTATCTGTGGCTTCTCTGGTGACTTGTACTACTCTTTCCAGAACTTCAATGCTTCGATGATTCCGACGCTCGTTATAAAATGCGGCGGCATTATCGGCGCTATATATGCTGGATTGAAAACCGGCTCGCAGATATTCGAACGTCGAGTGTTAGTCGCTAAACTCAAACTTGCGTTCTATTCACAATTCAATAGCCGCAAGAACAGCGATAAACTGACCGACGAGAATCGATACGTTGTCGAGATTCCGCCTAACCCGATCGTTGAAAGTGCTCGTAAGGAACTCGAAAAGTTGCCCGCACAACCCGCGCACCGACCGTCGTTCTGGCGAGTATTTGTTCGAACGTGGAAGCAATCGTTTGGTAAACACAAGATTGACGATGACAAGCCGTTCTGGGTGAGGTTATCTGAGAACTTGTTGCACAGTCAAGAAATACCTATTGTTAAAGACAGAGAAGAGGTATGTACGAAAGCAACGCCTACTACTCCGCCTACCCCGGTAACGCCGGAAACACAACCGAGCATTATTGTTCTCGGACCGTCGAAAGAAAATTTCGAAAATTCTCAATAATTTTTTGAAAATCGTGACACGGTTTAGCGAGAACAAGCTATATAATATATAGAACACGCGGCTGAAAAACTGTACTCCCAGAAGTTCGCCGCACAAAGGAGACTGAATAATGAACTTATTCGACAAGGCTGCTAAAGATGACCTCGGTAATGCAGGTAACCCTGGTCAACCTGTCCCGCCAACAGATGGTAACCCTGAGAACATTCCCGTCGATCAGACGAAAGCTTTTGCTGAACGCCTCAAGACGGAACGAGTTAAAATCGAACGCGAAGCAAGAAACGAACTCGCTCAAAGCTTAGGTTATGACAGCTGGGAAGATTTGAAACGTGAAAACGAAGATAAGATGCTCACTGCCAGTGGTCTGGACGCTGAAAAGGTCAAACCTATCGTCGACAAATTGGTTGAGACCCACCCGGACGTAATCGAAGCGAAGAAGTTAAAAGATGAGAAAGCTGCTGAGGACTTGAAGAAAGAAGAAACCGAAGCATTGTTCTCATTGAACCAGAAGTACGGAACGACGTTTTCGGCGCTCAGTGATTTGGATGAAGCGACTCAATCCCTCTACAAGAAGGGAGTGCCACTGGACAAGGCATACGCCGCTGAACACTTTGACGACCTTGTGAAGTCCCACGCACCGAGTCGTCTGTCGAAAGACCACTTGTCGCCTGTCGGTAGTTCAGGTTCGTCTACTCCTCCGCGCGTTATAAGCGAGCAAGAGATGGCCCTTATGCGTCGTTTTAACCCGGGCGTTTCTGATGAAGACATCAGGAAATACATTAACAAAACATAAGGAGACATAATAATTATGGCAAATTTACTTACCAGCTGGCAGCGTTACGACGAACAGTACGTCCAGACGCTCATTGTCGGCTCGAAATGTAGCAGCAGAAGCGCTGATTCGAACGGCCAAGCTATTACGAATCTCGGCGCAACCGCCTTCAAGAAAGGCTCGGCGGTTAAAGTTGTACGTGGCGGCTCGTCCGGATCGTACACCTACACTATCACAGATTGCACGGTCCTCACCGACGCAGATTACGTCGTTGCAAGCGATTACGCAGTCGGCGACAAACGCATTGAAGTATATCCCGTCAAGGATATCACGAATCTCGTCTAAGGAGGAAATGACAGATGGCAATTATCTTTAACATTGACGAAGCGTTATCCTTGTCGGCATTCAACGTATTGCAAGAGCCGATCAAGATGATGCTTGATAATCAAAAAGAGGCGTTCGAAAAAGAATCCCTCATCAGCAAAGTATTCGCTATGCATACGCTTGACGCGTATCAAGAAGAATACAGGACCCGTACGTCGATGGGTAACTACGAACCCGGCTACGATATGGAGCCCGCGAAGCTTTCTGACTTCAAGGAAGGCTACAGCAAAATTTGGAAATCGACGACTTGGCGTAACAGCTTCGTAATTTCGAAGCAGGCCGTTGAAGATAACCAGATGATGACGATCAGCACCGACGCTATGGGCTTCGTCAAATCGTACGGTCGTACTCGTGAAATCTTCGCTTTCGGTATGCTTGCAGGCGCTCTCACCGGTTCGTATACTCAGGGCAAATTCACGTTCGACTGCCGCGGCATGGACACTACGGACGGTTCGCTCGAAGGCACGAAACAGTTGTTCTTCACGAAAGACCACTTGCCTCCCGTTACGACCGGTCGTACCGAAAAACAGAGCAACAAGTTCCACTGCCACGTTGACCTTACGGCTCCTAACGCTCACCTCAAGATTCTCAACATCGTCGGCTATGTAGAAAACCAGATGATTAACTACACCGACTATGACGGCAACCCCACCCCGATGGCCCCGACGACTCTGCTCGTTCCGAATCACTACGCATTCAGAAACGCATTGCTCGCTGGCTTGAAGACTCAGTACACCGAAGTGCTCGGCAACAACGGTCTCAATATGGAATTCGGCAAGTGGACGGTCCTTACCACTCCGTACCTCAACAACCTGAAAGGTTTCTCGAACGCTGACCAAGCTTTCATTATGATTGACCCCGCAGCGAACAAAGAAAACCTCGGCGCAGTGTTTATCGACCGTGTTCCCCTCGAAGTTTCTTCGTGGTTCGATCAACCCAACGAAGCGAACGTCTGGAAAGGCCGCGCAAGATACAGTGCAGGTTTCGGCGACTTCCGTTCGATGGCCTACGTACATTGCGGCGCTGACCAAATGGACGCTCTGTATGACACCGGCGCTAAGAATGGCGGCACGTACAACACTACGGACATTCCCGAAGCAGACGTCGCTCCTGCAGGTCTCGGCGTAGTCGTGCAGAACACGTCTACCAACCCGGTTCAGACGAAAACTGTAACCTAATACACAAAGTTGCCCCACCTCGATGCAACGTCTCGGGGTGGGGACTTTTATAAGAGGCAATTATGAACATTTCAGAATTTACGACAAGAGTCTTAAACAAGCTATTTATCACCGAACAAGACTCGAAACAGTTCGGATATGATAGCAAAATAATTCCTACGTTGAACGAATGTTTGACGTTCATTGCTAACGACGTCCTCGCAAATCGAGTGACGATTCCTTTCGACGTAGCGTACGACACGAACGGGTATCTTCCCGAATGCTCATTACCGAGCGACGTGCTGTCAGTGTTGTTTGTTGACACCGACGTCCCCGGTGCAACATACTATCAGCCCACTCGTCGTACGATCAGATTTAATTACCCCGGCAAATACTTAGTCATTTGCGACACGTTATATCCGAAGATTGAAACGGGTGACACAGAACATAACTGTGAGACTATCCCTGAATCTGTTATGACGTGCGCTGTGTTATACGTCGCTGCCCAGATTATGAGGGACATCGACTTAACGACGGCTATTACTATACAGAACGAATACGAGACAGCGATTGCTCGTCTTGATAACGGTATATCCGATTTACAAGAATCGTTCAGATTTGTACCTAAGTGGTGATCTATGGAAGACAAACTTATTTTTGAAGTATCTAAAATCGAAGACGACTATACAATGCGCGTCGGTGAGAACGTAACCGGCGACGAAATTTTTCAAGGAATGGCGGTGTTGGTCAAAGAACTTGGAAACAGGCAACGTAAGATTGACCCGACATTCTCTGACAAAACTATCATACGAGGAGTAGAATTATGGCTTCGATATCTCGAAAACGACCAATAAGATATAACGTCCCGGCGTCTCGCGATTTACGTAGAACGTATACGTCGAGCGTCACAAATTTCCGCGGGATATACAACACTGAGACGACGATAGAAATGGCGCCGGGTGCAATGAACGACGCCTGCAACGTCTATGTCGACGAAGACTATCGTCTTGTCACGAGGAAACGTCTCACGCCGTTGTTTCTGCCTGAGAAAGACGTAACGGTCATTGACTCCGTTTCTCTGGGCGACGATATCTACGCGATTATTAAGGACAACACAACTGGTGTCGAGCACGAATATGCGTTCTTGAAGTTATATCCGACGAAGACGTATATTGATTATCGTGTGACGGCTGACAGTCGGTTGTTCGTTGCAAATAACAGCATATACATTACGAGGTGCAACTCGGGCGATCAGTTCGGCGTACTGCTTTATAACGGTACGTCCGTTTCCTCGTTGACCGAAGGAGCGAATATACCTATCGTATACCTCGACCCGACAGGCCGTCGCATTGCCGTTAACGAGTACGGCGACGCGAGTGAAGCGTTGAATATCTTCAGTACGAAAGCGAACAACGGTCCTGGTTTCAGGTTTTCCTCGTTGAGTTACTCGACACCGTATGACCTCAGAGGTAAGTTCCAGAATTACATCACTACCGAAGCCAGCTACGCAACTGCAACGCTCCCTGCCAGATGGGAACGAGACGCGTGCGACGCAAGTGGTGGTGTCCTCGTAACGATTGCGAGAATGAAGAACGAGTACCTTCCACCTACTACGGCGTTATCAACAATGAACGATACCGAGAGATCGGTAGAGACAAGTGGTATCCCTTCCGGAGTGCAGTGCGAGTGTAGAATATGGGTTTCAAGTGGTGTAACGGTTGACACAAAAATCGTTCATTTGAACATGATACGATCGTCTGGTAATCAGCCATTATCTACGAACATAATAGAGTTAGTCCCGAGCGGGTCAAATAAGAACTGGGACGTTAACGTCGACGGCGAATTTACAGATGAAAACATTCTCAGAAAATACCACATTGATTGGGCGTGGGCGCTAAACAATACATCGATTCCGGACGACGTCATCGTCAGGGTTGGTATTTCGAACTACGGTATAGTTGAAGGTAGCAAACCTACGAACAGCTCGCAGCCGTGGGGTATTCACAATTTTACGTATAAGGTTGCAGGGCCGTCAGGGTACGTCGACACGTTCTATTCGTGCGAGAACAAGATATGTTTGATGGGTCCTGTCGACTACGGCGAGACTTGGGAAACCGATCAAAACCAACTGTACAAAGCACTGGCGGTATACGCAACTGTTTCATCGGGTGACTTAAAAATCGAAACGCTTGCTTTCGATGCGTCGGCCGAAGGAAGTGTTAAGTCGTACTCTGTATCTAAGACGGACCTTCCTGATACCCTCACAAGTATCAAAGACGTGACGTTGCTCGCTGCGTTCAGAGTAAGGTATACTAAAACTGACTACGAACCTGAGTATATGCTCACGAAGTCACCGCCTATTGCAATATATTTGTTGCGTATCGGTACAACGTTGTACACTTATTGTCCGATATCTGGTGAGACAGGCGAGATGAAAACATTCTCACTTCCGTTCAATAACACCGACAACACGCCTACCGTATTGGCGTTGTCGTTTGTTTCTAACGAGATATTTGTTCAGGGCGCAACTGGAACCACCCACACCTATACGTACCCTGTCATCGGACATATCTTCGCAAAAACCACCGACGAACTCAGAATCTTCGGGATAAACACTACTGTTTCGGTGAATATTGCTACGTCTACTACCACGACGATTTCCGTTTCCAGTATCAAGCCGGTACTCACAAAGTACGCTGACTACACGTCGGTCTTGCTTGACGGCATTGAAGTAAATCCGAAGTACACCGAGCTTATTATGAATGACGAGATTACGTCGTTCGTTGCTAACGCGACAACGCTCGTAACAAAATACTCTCGTACGTTCGGCGGTGAAGCGTCTTTGAAGATTGTAAACGTTTACGCGTACACTACACCTGTCCTCGGACAGATTCAAGACGGAGCGTTTACACACAAGTTCGAACAGCAAGGCGATGGCTCTATGAAAGTTCTTGCTGGCTCTGGGTCGATCACATACGCTTACTCTGAATCTCAACTTTATGGCACGACTGGAACAAACGGCTCGGCGTACGCTGACCCGATATTCGATATCACTGAGAAAATCGGTACTGCGCTCTATACCGTTTGGAATGAAGCCCGAGAAGCAATGAAGAATATCGACGGCGTTTACTCGATGAACAACTGTATCATCTTCACGTCTGGCAGGAATTTCGCGTATTCGATGACCTTCAGCCCGAAGTATGTCGACCCTTACTCGTGGGAGCAGATGTCGTCAACCGACGATAAAGTTCTTGATATCCTCGCAATAAGTCCTACGGCGGCGATTATGTCGACCGAGAAAGGTATGTACTGGATTCTGGGCACTGGCACAGGTCAATTGACTCACTTGAAACCCGTTGTCTCGCAGTTCGATATACACGGACGTAAACGTGGTAGCTTCGCTCGTCGAGCAATGGACGACGTACCTACCATAATGTGCGACGACGGCGTCATGATGTTCGTCGGTACAAGTGAAGTGACCGAGACAGCAAAGAACATTGCAACGATGAGCGCTGCGATATTCCAGAAGTACGATGAGTTCCTTGCAAATGAGAGACGTCGCTTTACGTTCAGAGGGCGTTGGTACAATATGTATTGCATATCGACCGGAGCTGAGACGAAGGTTGTCTTCTTCGACGTCAGGTCGTCGGCGTGGTGGTACTGGACGTTGCCCATCGACGCAATGAAATTCTTCCGTTCTGGCGATGACTTGCTTGCTCTGACGAGTAACGGATTGATTTACAAGTTTACAGACGAGGATATGCTCTCGAATAACGGGTACACTGCCCGATATAACGATGAGCTGGTAAACGTTTCATTTGAAAACGTGACGCCCTTTTATGAAAACTTGCAATATAAAGTACAGTGGTATATACAAACGCACCCAATGAGTCTCGGGAATACTACAAAGAACAAGAATATGCGTGACATTGTCCTTGCGTTATATCCGAACGAGACCGTTAAGAATTTCGAAATGAACGTTGACTTCGAAGTATATACTCGCGAATTCACCGACGGGCGTCCGTATATAACCACTGAAGATATCAAAGAATTGAAAGTGTTGTTGTTACGTACGTACATTCCGAAGTTCCAGTATATCGCTGTGCGTATGTATTCTAAGAATGACTTATCAGTATACGAGAAGTTACAACTTCGTTCCCTTGCGTTCGAATATCGAATTTTGGATAGGTTAAATTAAGATGGCAAAGAAAAATCAATACACTCGCGAATCTTATAATGCTATAATGCGGGCAGGGGACTTCGACGATTTGTCGAAGACTTTGTCCGCGTCAAATTACGATTCCACGTTTGGACAATACGACGCAGCGTTACAACAGATCGACGAGTTTTACGTTGGACTCCAAGATACGACGAGAGAGTTATACGCGAACGCTTACGAGACTGCTAAAATGCAATCCGAAGCGACGGGCACATACGCTCTGCAGCAGAGAGAACAACTGGCCGGAGCAACAGGTTTACTTGGTTCCCGTAGGTACGCCGATCAGGTCAATCAGAAATTCTTTGATATGACCGACGCGAAACAAGACTATACGACAAAACTCGGCGAACAAATACTCAGCCTTGAACAGCAACGTCAGAAAGCTGCGGAAACCGTTCAGACCGAACGTACGAAGTTCGGCGAATATTTCGAATCGAACGTTGCTAAGATGAGCGATTACATTTTAAGTCGACTCGACCCGAACGTGCTTGACCCAGCGACTGGGGAAATCAGTGCGTCGCAACTTGAAGCGCAGGGCTATGTGAAACGTAACGCAGATGGTACGTACAGTACGACGAGTAAGTTCAAACACGTCCTTGCTCAGTTCGCTGATTCTGACCCTGCGAGCGTCCAGAAATACCGCGAAGAGTTATTTGTAGCTGACAAAGACTTGTACGACTTCTATACTCAGTACTTCCCGGCGGCAATGCAGGCAGCCGGTGAGTTTTCAGATAACGAGTTGGCGAAGTTCTCAGACGATAAGATTTACGCGAACGAGTACTATAACGAGGCAAACCGCGAAGCGTATCGTGAAACAGTTGAACGTCAATCTGGCAACCCTCAGTTGAAGTCGGTTATGAGCAAAGCGACGATGTACGGCACGCACGATATGGTAGACTTCACAAAGATGAGCGACGCAGAACAGATACACTGGGCGAAGTCCATAAACACTACTACAGGCACGTCGCGCATCGATCAAGATTTGATTGACTCTGCAATTAAGAAACGTGGCAAGAACGATTACGTCCTTAAAGATAAGACGCTGAACGAGTGGTACGACTCTAACAAGGTAATTATTGCCGGTGGTAAGAAGTACGTACTCGACGCGAACAAAGACCAGAAGTTCGGTGGCTCAGCCGAAGCCGCTGACCAAGACGCATTGCTCTGGGACGGCTCAACTGAAAAACTGGGTACTCTTGTCCACGAAGGAAAGGTCCAGTGCGGTGATACTGTCATTGTGAACGGCGAACGATACCTCGTCACTCGTGCTGATAAAGACCCTGATAACCAAGAAAAAGGTGGTAAGCACGCAGCAGACGTCCGACTTATCAAACTCAGAGAAGTATAAACGGAGATTCTATGGCTAGAAAATATACAACTTCAACCGAACTAAACCCTACCGAGTATTTACTTGACCAAGCGAAACACAGTCGTTTCTACAGTCCAGATAAATACTCGCAACTCGTTGCTGCCGGTGACCCGGAAGCGATTGAGTTATACGTCAAAGAACAAGCGATATTCGCAAGTCAGAAGCCGATCAACTCTTGGGACGAATCGTTTTACGACGACCTCAGAGGCGATGAGTTCGCCCAAGAAGTATATCGTAACGCACAATACTTCGAGACCGACGAGAACGAGTACGCCGTGACTATGGAAGCATTGACCGAAGCGCGAGCAGCGGCGGTCGCCGAACGTGCTTATCAAGCACAGACCGGAGCGAAAAAGTTCTTCTCAACTATCGGTTACGGCCTCGGCGAAGCGCTTGGTGTATTTGCCGCTTCGATGACGGACTTCGTCAAATCACTTGTCGACGTCGGTTATTACATCGGTACGGCAATTACGAACGAAGGCGAAGGCGAATGGAACAGTCTTGCTGACGTTGAAGGGTACGGTGAAAATTTCTCGTTCACGAACTACATTATGGAAACGTTCGAAGAGAAAGGCCGCGGTAAGTCGCCCACGTCTATGAAGTGGTCCGGTCTTGCCGAAGGATATACTGTACGTAGCCAAACGGTCGAGTTTTTCCAGTCGTTGTTCGATAACGTAGCGAAGATGGTGCCGGCAATCGTCGGTCGTGCTGTTGGCTCGCCCGGCTTAGTTATGATGTACGCCGGTGAGATGTTCGGTACGATTTACGAATCGACCATCACTGACCCTGAGTTCATAAAACTCGGTGAAGAAGGCAGGACTGCCGAACAGTGGGCATTGATTGCTGAACGTCTTGCAACGGAATACGGTCCTGAAATGCTGTTCGGCGGTGGCGCGTACGGCGTCGGTTTCTTTGACCTTGCAACTCGCGTGTCTAACAAGATTCTTGCAAGCGGTGCAATCACTGCTGGACGTAAATTCGCTGCTGGTGCCGCGAAAGTTATTCTGGACGCTGCTCAGGAAGGTACAGAAGAAGCGATCACCGAATGGCTGCAATGCGGCCTCGATTCCGTCATTATAGACGGCAAATGGGAAAAGGTTGACCGCGAAGACGCTCTGATGGCGTTTGCTATCGGTGCGTTGTCCTCATTCCTTATCAGCGGTGCACAAATCGCAGCGCAACAGCAAATCACTGTCGGTGACATAAAACTCAACAAATTCGAATCGTGGCTTGCTGGTGACGGTCTCAATAACTTGTTCCGTGATACTGCTGTATCGAAAGCGGCAGCCGCTGCGAACGTGACTGTTGACCAGTTCCTTACTGATACGCAGTATGCTAAACAAGCTGAGAAAGCTCAGAAACAAGACGCTATGGCTTATCGCTCGACGATCGCTGCTACGGCGCTCTTAGAATCTTATATCAGTAAGAGCAGTCCTGAGTCGTACGGTACGATTACCGAGATGGTAAGCAACTCGTATGAATACCGCGCACGTAAGGTTCGTGAGTACATTACCCAGAAACAGAATCAAGCGAACTGGGACGCTGTAAGTCAAGCTGTCAATAAAGCCGACCCTAACCTGACGTTTACGCCGGTTGGGCCGTCGGAACATTCACAAGCGATTGTAAGTAACATTTCCGCTGTACTCGGAATGCAGACAATTGTCGGCGAGTTCGGCGCTATCAATATGGCAGATGGCGGAGCTCCGTTCAAGATTCTTACTCTCGATATTGCAGATGAGAACGGCAAGGTTATGCCTCATCAGGTTTGCCTGATCGACGCGCAGCAAATCAAAGACAGTCGTCCGACGCAGTTGTTGCAGCACGCATTGTCCGAACAAGCGTTCGCGGCTGGCATTGCAAAAATGCTTCCGAACTTAACGGTACGTGAACGTCTGTCTCTTGAAAATACTCTGAGAGTCGTCGGTCGTATCGGCAAAGCGCCTTGGAACAGAGGATATAAACTCGAAACAGATATCGAGCTCGCAAGTGTGGCGTTGTACTCAGACGTTGCAATGCGAGCTATTGCTCGTGCTGACCGTAAAGTTATGACCGAGCTTGCAAGAGCGGTACGTAAACACGTGACCGATCCGAACGCAGAAGTACTGAAGAGAACGAATTTCTTGACGGACCAGATGTTGCAGGATATGTACTTAACGTTGTCGAAGTACAACGACTTAATGTACTCTGAGCTTGTCCGTAACGGATATGACGTCGACACCGCTAACCTCGACGGCAAATCAGTCGTTGAAAAGAACGAGATTCTTTCTGAAGCGTATGCTGAAATTCCGTATTCAGAAAGTGTTTGGTCGTATATCAACGAACTTATCGACTCGTACGTGTCTGAGAACGGTCTTGACGTATCGGACAAAGATACACAAGAGTTTATCGCTGACGCGTTTTGCGACGTGCAATGGGACGAGAAGTCGAAGAAATTCGTACCGTTGCCTCAGATCGACCCTGTAACGAATGACCAGTTCATCAGAACGAAAATCGATTTGCGCAAAGACGCGCTCATTGCACTCGGAAAGTCAGAAGCTGAAGCCGAAGCACAAGTAAACAGCGCTACAACTGTGCGATTCGGAGCAAATGACATTATTTCAAATGCAGGAATGTATGCGTGTAATGGGGAAAATGCTGCGAGCGTATCAGTTGTTTTGAACGCAGACCCCACCGCAACGGCCACGACGGGCAAATCGACCATTATTAAAGCCGGTTCGACCATTGCGAATCGATTTGTTAAAGCTTTTGAAAGAAATCTTACCGACGAAGTGATGGCTGAGAAGTACGGTAAGTTCTTCCCAGTGCTGAAAACTGCCGAAGGACCGAGTCTTCATACCGCGTTGACCGAGATATACAACAAACTGAGTTCTGGTCAAGCGTATCGTGAAATCACTATTACGTCAAATGGTACCAGTGTGAGCGCACTCAACGACGTCACGTTGATACCTGTAATTTACCACGAGTTCCGACATCAGGTGGCCGACATATTCGGTATGGATGCCGGTACGAACATAAACGTTGTACGTAGTATCGTTGCTAAAATGAACGAGACGCAAGTACGTACGATGATGAGAAACATTTACGAACACCGTAAAGAGTTGCTCGACGCAGGCGTATTCGCCGAAGACGGAAAACTTGTAAAGAAAATCGAGGCGCAATACGACTCGACAAATAACTTCGAAACAGTCACGAAAGAAGTCCGTGGCTTGCTGTCGCAATGTATCTATCAGATGAACTATGGTGAAATCTATGCTCGTTCTGGTAGAGCGGTATTGCAAGAAAGCGTGCCGTTGTGGACAACCGCGAAGAAGAGTGAGACTGGCGTTAACGAGTTCGTTGCTAACCAGACGATGAAAGACCTCGGGTTTACCGACGATACGGTCGAAGTTCAGAACACGACGTCGCAATACTTGCCGGAAGACGTGAAAGGTCTGTGGGAAAATATCGACACAACTGATTCTGACACTCAGCGCGACCTCCAAGTGATGGACCAGATGGAAAAGTTGTTCGAAAACGACTACGCACGTTCTATTCTCGGCAAGTTGTATACTGAGATTACGGGAATCAACTTCGACGCAGCGTATGCAGAAGGCGTTAAACTCGGTACTCCGGTCACTGACTGGTTCTTCCAGGTATTTGAAACTAACGGCAGTCCTTTAACGTTAACGTTCTTGAAGTCGCTGTTCATAATTGACCCGCAGTTGTTTTCCGAATATACAAGTATATTAAGTAAGAGCGAAACGCTTTGCCGGAACTATCTGCCGCGCCGGGCGATACAAAATATCTTTATGGACCCGTTGATGAGGAATACCTACGGCGATGCGTTCCTTGAAAAACACTTGGGCTTCGACGGACGATATCCTTGGTATTACGGATTCAAAGACACAATTAAAGAAACGATCGAATCGTACAGTGACCGCGATAAGCTTTTCGGCTTCGACGATATTACGGACCCGAGCGCTGTCGATGACCCGTTAGTTACGGTTGGTGCATTCAGTGGAACGAAGGCAAAAGAAGTCGCAGCGCATTCGTATACGTTGCAATCGACAATAAGAGAAGCGAGCAAGAACATTGCTGGATTCTTAAAGAACGGCGACTTGAGTGGAATATTCGATATAAACGCGTACTCGTTAGAAGGAATCGACGAAATTCGTTCAGTGCTCGCTGACAAAACGAATCCGAAGCTCCATCACGAATACAACATAACTGAAGATTATTTCTCAGGTGATACGTGGTCTCGTACCGTCAACTGGTACTTAATGAAACGGTACTCAGTAATGTACGACCCGGTAACGAAGTCGTTTGTTCCGATGTTCTCGATGCCGACGAAATTGTTCTCTGGTGTAAAGAAAGTGTACACTGTAGACGGACAAGAAGTCGAAATTGATTTATCGAAGACCGTCACGCCGACATGGTCGAACATTATGAATTTGTTCGGCGGCGAAGGTTCTATTCCGCCGTTCAAACACTCAAATCGTCTCGGTCATACGATAATCAACAAAGGCGACAAAACCGTAGACAACGCAGCAATCATTTTGAAAGCCGGTGACGTTATCGATTTGTCGAAACTTCCTCAAGAGTTACGGGTTAAGTATGAGAACATACCGATGGTTTTCACGACGGACACGGCACACAAGTTCACATTCGACGGTCGCCCATTCGGATTGAGCGCGAATACGAAGGTTGACTCTGTGGAAGGGTCGTACTACGACGGTCAAATATGCGTTATCAGAGTCGACTGGAGCGAAACGGATATCAATTTCGTTCCCGCAATGGTTGCAGCACACGAATTTGGGCACGCCATTACTGATATTGGCGACAAGGCGATCAACGTTAAAAACCTGACCGTGTCAATAGAGAATCGTGTTCCGGAAGGACCTGCTCGTACTGCGTTCGCAGAAGCGGTTGCCGCTGCTCTTGGTACACCGAACGACGTTAAAAAATACTTAGGTTCTTACGAGTTAGCGTACGCTTTATATCGAGTGTTGTACAGCGAACGCACTACCAGATCGCCGTATCGCGTTATCACCGAACGATTCCCGACGCGTCTGGAAACCGACCTCAATACCGGTAAAACCGTTCGTGTCGGTAAGTTTGCTGACCCGTTACTCGATGAATTCTTTAATTGGTTCATACCGAAGGTAGAAAAGTCGAACATATGCTTCTACACAGCGAAGAGCAACGCACAAAAAGCAACGGACGTCGCATATCAAGTCGAGACCGATCTCGGCTTGAACGTAAACGATACGGATAGCTTGCGAGCATACGGCTTCTCAGATGAGTTCATCGACATATACTCGACGTGTCGAATGACGAACAACGACGTCAGACGTTTGATTTACAGCGATAACATCGGTAACGCCGACGCTTGGAACTTCGTTACGACGGTATTGTACCCCAACGAACACGTGAGTGAAGCATTGTCGGGCACGATACAACGCAACCTGAAAGATATCCCGGAATTGCTGCTCATCATTTATTCGATGGGCGACAAGAAAGGAACGTTCAAGTCGACGCAAGACGTTATGGACGCGTTCAACGACGTACTTGCTGCTGACCCGAACGTCTACACGAAATACTCAAAGCTCGTCGATAAACTGCTGACAAACACGAACGTCGCGAGTGGAACGGCGAACGTATGGCTGCTGTCGTACGACGGACCGATATTGACCTACGAATGCGCGAAAGCGTACGTCGATCAAGCAAAATACGGCTTCACACCTGACCTCAAAACTACGGCGATTGAAGTCACGACATCCGAAGGAAAGGACGTTCTTATTACAGATATCAATGGTAAAGGTGTCACGGAATCGACCGAAGATATTGCTATTCGAAACCTCGAAGAACAAGGCGTCGACGACGTTATTCCTTCGACAGAGCTTGGCATACCGAAAGACGAGTTTATGAAGCGGTACAAAGAAGGTATCGCACGTATGAGCGACAAAGAGCGCATTCACGCTTGGGACGTCTTGGAGCTGCGTCAAGCTAAAGCGGACTTGAAAGCGAAATTCGGTGACGAATGGAACGACGTCCGAAAGGAAATGCAACAGTTGTTGCAGCCGCAAGACCCGAAATACAAGTTGTCTACGGTCCATCAGCACATTCTCAACAGAATACGCGCCCAGATAAGCAAGGCCAGAATGGCCAACATTGACGTCTCTGGACTTCCTCAGAAAGGCGTAGACTATAACCTGTATACCGACACCGACACGCTGATGCTCATCGAAGAGACGTACGCGAATTATGTTAAAGATAGAATCAACGCGAAAGAAGTCGCTGAAGTTAGGTCAACGCTCAACATCAAACCTGAAAACGAAGGTGTGAAAGCAATCAAGGAATCTGCTCGTAAGAAAGCTAAGAAAGGCTCACCCGATACGCAGCAAACACCTGTCGACAATATGGAAGATGTTCCGGTTAAAGACGGAGTTATTCCGGTTGTTATTCCTGAAGATACGGACACGACAACTGAGACTGAGACGAGCAACGTTAAGAAAATCAAGAAGCCGACGGCGGTAACACCGTCTGAGCTTCCGACCGAATGGAAATCGGTATTTGACATGAAGTCGCCAGATGAAAAATATGACTACGCACTGCACTTGCGGGCGATGGGCTTCTCAGACGATTTCATCGAACACTTGCAAACGATAACGTACCCTCATCGAGGGACTATGATTGCTCCGAGTTGGATAGACGAACGTGTGTCAATGTACAACGGCACTAACCCCGAGGTTATCGGCAACGCTACTGCATGGGCCGTAGTGTTATCGAAGTTTTATCCGAATTCTCAGTTCAAGACGCTGGACCAAATACAGCAAGCTTTGTACTGGTTGCCTCGATTCGCATCGCTCGACACGACATCGACTGGCGTTCGCGATATGGCACTCGACGAGTCGACGGTCAATGAGTATTTCAACGAAGCGCAATGGGAACAAATGCAGCTGATGATCGAGAGACGAATTAAAGACCCGAAGAGTGAAATGGTTTCGTGGATTCTCGACACAATGACGTTGCCGTTCACTGTCCAGAACGTGTACGCGTTCCTCTTGAACTACGCACGTAAGAAAAGGGACAAAGGTCTTACTGCAGCAATTGGAATACAGCAAAGAACGAACCAGTTGACGCCCGCGCAAAGACAACAAGTGTATGACAAGATATTACTTGAAACAGGTAAAGACGCACACGACGTCGAAGCGATGGACGATACCACGTTGCGTGTTGCTCAGAAAGAAGTGTCTGAGATTGAGAAGCGTAAGAACTCATACAAGCTCGAACCGGAACAGCAGTTCTCGACTGAAATTGACCCGGTGAAAGTTCGTGAAGAAGCGCTTGCCGAAGCTAAGAAGGCTGCTGAAATCAAGGCGCGCAAGGAAGAGTACAAGCGACGGAGACAAGAAGAAAACCTCGCGAACGCTGTTGAGAATGCGAAGATTCGTAACGCTGCTCTTGCTGAGGCCGAAGAAGCGTACGAAGCGAACAAGAATATAAAGGTTGAGAAATCTAAGAAAGGCGGTCGCTTGATCGAAGCAACGAACCTCACGACTGGTACCCCGGACGTCAAATCGAATCGTAAACCGAAAGACTACGTACTGAGTCCGAATACGAAAGAACGTTTCAATAAACTCAAATCGTGGCGTCCGAGTAGAAACCTCAGGCCGATCACGGATATCGAACAGTTCAACAACGCGTTCAAAGCTCAGTTGATGGAATGGAGTAACGAGTCAATCGTTGACTTCATGGATATGGTCCGTGCGAAGTACCAAAACCTGAGTGACTACCAACGTCTTGCGATATTCTACACGCTTGCAACGTTATATGAGTTCAACGCGAATATGTCGCTGACGACTCGTGACCTTGTCGGCAGATTCAGAAAACAACTGTCAAGTAGCTCTGGTACGCTGCTCGCTGCACAATCGCACGTTGAAAATACACAAGCTGACGCTGACCGTTACCGCGACGCCGCTCGTAAGATGGGTATCGTTGCAGATGAAGAGTTGCTTGCAGCGTTTGTCGACGCTCGTCGTTCTGGGGACTACAAGAAAGCAATGGAAATACAGCAACAACTGTTGCTCGATATGGCGAACAAGATTCCTAAGATACGTGAGTTGTTGAAACAGAAACGTTACCACGAAGCTCTTAAAATCATCACTCGTCGTATCAACTCGTTCAGGTACACTGCGATGTTGTCGAACCCGGCAACGCACGTTAGGAACTTAACGTCGAACATTGCTCTCAGTGGAATAAACGAAGTAAGCGAACGCCTTGCACAACGTTTGGCAGTCAAAATCAACGAGAAGCTTGGAATAAAGGGCGAGTTCGTTCTCACTGCGAAACGTCATAAGTTCAAGGATATTCCGTCTGACGTCAGAGCGTATATCGATCAGAAACTTATCAACAACGGACGTCTCAACGCTATCTTGAACGGTAGTAAGTTCAACCCGACGAGCGATAACGTTATCGAGAATATCACGAACGCTTACCCGTTCTTCGGCGACGACGTCGTGAACAAAGCATTGCAGAAGTGGTACACGTTCACGTTCGATATGTTGAGCAAAGGCGACGCGATATTCCTCGGCCGCGAGATACAGATACGTCTCGCACAGTACCTTGAATCGCTGAATAAACCTCTTAAAGACATAAGCAAAGACGACTTCGAGATGTTACTCAATATGGCGCTCGATGACGCACAGCAACTGTATCTCCGTAAGTCGAACAACTTCACGAAGTGGTACGCTAAGATGTCCTACGAATTCCCGGTCCTCGGCTTGTTGTTCACATCGTTCTTGCCGTTCGCGAAGGTCACTGCAAATATCACGTCGTTCTTGATTCGATTCTCGCCGTTCAACTGGGTGAAAGTCCTTGCCGACGCCGCAGCGTATAAATACCAGACGCAAACATTGTTCATTGAGACAGTCGAAACGCGTGTCGACCCGATAACAGGTAAGACGTACGAAGCTCTTATCCAGAAGAAAGTGATGCGCGGCGGTGACGCTGACAAAGCTCGTCAACGTGGAAGTCAGTTGTATGATATCGTTCCGCAATTCGCAAACATCATTGGTCGAGATATTTCCTCAGCAACGATAGGCACTGTCCTGTTCGCAATGGGCATTGCTGCTGGTCTGAGTGGCGTGCTTGACTGGGACGAAGATACTTACGGCAACCTCGTCATTCGCGTTGGCGACTACGCAGTCACTATCGACTTGTTGTCACCGGGTATCAGCGCGTTGCTCCTTGGCGCGTCGATCACGAGCAAGACGAAAATGAACGACAAGACCTGGGACACGTTCGCAGACGTGTTGAGCAACCTGACATTGCTCGGAACATTCGACGATATATTGCGATACAACGATAACGTTGGCGACGTCGTTGCGAGTGCGTGGGGTACGTATCTGTTACAATACGTTCCGGCGTTGTTCAAGAGCATCGCACGTGTCATCGACCCGAGCCTTAAGAAGACAGGGTCAAAGTGGTATTACCGCCTTGCTGCTGCACTTCCTGGGTTTACGTATCTCGTACCGAACAGAGTCGACCCGTATACCGGTGAGTATGTCAATGACGACGGAACACATCGTTGGTTGAACTTAATGCAGATCGTGTTGCCTACGAGAATTATCAAGGAAAGTACGAATTACCTCGAACTCGAAGCGATACGACTTGGCACGACGACCACTGGACCGAGTGGCAGGTTACAATACAACGACGACGTGATCGTCCTCACTGGTAAGGACAAAGAACAGTACGAACAGAGACGTGGAGCATACGTCAGGTCGTTGGGTAACAAGATGGTTTCGAGTAAAGAATACTTGGACGCGCCCGACGAGTTGTCGAAAGAAACAAAGAAAGCCACAGGAACGCGTGACAGAAAAGATATGCTTGAATGGGTTTACAGTAAAGCAAGTAAGTATGCTAAGATTGAATATTGGTTGAATAAAGGAAATACGTACACTACGTCAGATGTGAACGAGTATCAAGAATTGGTCGCAATATTCGGACCTGATAAAATCAAGTTCAGGAAAAGCGGAAAGCTGCTAACGAAATTTACGAAATAAAAAAAATACCCTCGACATTACGTCGGGGGTATTTATATTTAATGGAGACAGATGAAGTTCGGAATGAGCTCGTGGGCGTATCGGATATAGAAGTCGTAATCGATATCTAAGTCCTTGAGATTATACTCAGAAATATCGCCGTTGATCAAGATTATATTGTCCGGGCAATCTGGGAAACGGTGCGCGGAGCCGTCTTTGATTTTGTACAGTGTGCCGATGCCGCGGCGTGATACGACAAATCGGTTCGTGTTGTTGACCTCGAGTTCTTGTGTGTTGGTCTTGTATATCGTCTTCTCAAACGTGCTGCCGCTCTTGACGCACATTGCGAAGTCCATTATGTCGGTGCAATTACGGACAGTTTCTTCGATCGGCGTACCGTCGATTAAGAGCTTGAATGCAGCAATGTGAGATATCGCATACGACGCGGGTTTTAACCTATCACGCTTCGGATATACCCACGACCCTTTGCTCTTCGCTTGTCCGTTGTCTTTAACGAAGATGTAGTTATTGACGTTGTTCTGAACAAGCATTTTGCCAGCGTCGACCTCAAACGTGAAGCCGATGCGTTTGTTGATTTTCTCGACCGCTTCCTCAAAGCCTTCCCAGTTAGGTACGTATAAGAACGCGCCATCGGTATTTGTCTGAAGGACTTCAGTACCCGGGAATTGCTTCTTCAAGTCGTTGACAACGGCGATCAAGAGAAACTCACCGACCGCACACATCGTTATGATACGCGATGGGTCATAGAACTTCGAATACTTGTTGCGCATTGCCCCAGAAACGGCGTTGATGAGGACTTTGTACTTATCACGCAGTGACTTTGCTTCTTTAGCCGATTCGAAATTGCCAGCCGCTTCGTACTCAGCAACCTTGACCTTTAAGTCGCGGACAGCTTTTATCATATCGCCGAATATTCTCTTACCGGCTTCGTCCATACCACGCGGCATAAGGTCAAAGTTCATAAGCATATTCGGATAGTACTGCGTAACGTCGATCGAGAAGATTCTGCCGTTCTCGTTGCTCTTAACGATAATCGGTTGCTCGAAGTCGCTATGCACGCCGCCGACACCGAGTTTGTACACGTCGCCGTCATACACGAACGTACGTACTTCGTTCTGGTCTTCCAGCAGGAATGCGAACGGGTCAACGCCGTCAAGCATTTCCTTAATGTAATCAAGAACGTAAATCGACGACCGTTTGTCCTCTGCAGCAGTGCACGGCGTTTTCTGTACGCCGGTCGCTTCTGCAGTGAGTCCTTGCATTGTGCGTTGATACGCTTTCTGAAGGGGAATGTTGTAATGTTCCGAGACGTATTCGTGTATTGAGAAATACCCCTCGCGGTCGCGGAACAGTTGTAATGCTGCATTTGTGTCGGCGTGGCAATACTCGATGATTTCCATCTTGTCACGCGGACTGAGATTTTCTTTACCGAACGGAACACTTGACTCGACGATCGACATACCTTGATTCGCTTCATACATTTTCAATGAGCCGAATTTCCAGTCGCTGTACAAGTCGATCCAGTTCCAGCGGTAATGCCCGAAGTGCGACGTCCACTGTGTCGAGACGTTGTGAATAATGTTATCAGACACTTCGTACACTTCTGAGGGAGTACAACCGCTTACGATTGCGTACAGAATGTACAAGTCGTATGAGCGGATATTGAAGCCGATAAGACGGCAATTTGCAATTAAGAGACGCAGGGTACGTACCGCTGCAGGGTCGTCGGACGTGATAACGCTGATTTTGTCAGGCGTATCAACACGACGAGTGCAGCAGCACCACCAGTTGGGAAAAACTTCGAAGTCGAAGATGATGTTAATTAGTTTTGTTGTCGACATAAGTAAACCTCAATACAGTATTCTGTCCAGCGTCATCGGGTAATTTGGCGCTAGTGATGAAGAGCAGTGAACACAACTCAGATACGAAACTATGTTTTCCTATCGGGCGCATACCGTTAAGCTGACAATACAACGCGTATTCCGCGAATACAGAGCCAACGTCTCGGCCAATAATCGAGTCGCGAGTGATGTTTTCGTCGTCGATGTATTCGGACAAGGCCGATTGCATACGCTGGTAAGCTTGCAAGTTGTTGTCAACCACAAACGAGCGAGTAAGTTCGCCGCGTTCAAGAGCGGCACGTATTGCCGACGCAGCAAGATAAATCAAATACTCGAAGTCGGCTTCGCTCAGCTTGTCACAGAAGAAGGTCGTCGGCTTTTGTATCTTAGTATTCATATCGATGAGCACTAAACGACGCATAAAGCCCGACGTACGGTCAGCAGTGTTCGGGAGTTTGTTCGTAGTGAAAATCATTGTCGCGTAGTTCGAAAACGATGACGGGTGACCGAACTTACGTTGTATCATCATACGTTCGCCTGATACAAGTTTCTTGATAAGAGACGAGTCGTTGATTTTACCGAACGGAATATCGTCGCCGATATTGACGAGTTTACCTACAAGCTCCCACGGATAAAACGTATTTTCAAGGTCCTGTAACGACAAAAATGACGCATTCTCTTCACCGACGAGTGACGTAATGATACGCAACAACGTCGATTTGCCCGTTCCGCCTTCGCCGTAAATAAGATACATCTTTTGGAACAATGCTCTTTTAAGCAAGCAATCGCCGATCATTTCGAGTATAATCGCTCGTTTCTGAACGTCGTTGTTCGAGCACATATCCAAGAACGCGTTCATAATCGCGGTAGGTGGAGCGTTTTCAATATAGTTGTGGTTTATGTGAGTCGACACAAAAAGCTGTTGTGAGTGTGGGAATGTTTCCCCAGTCTTAATATCGAGTACACAGTTGTTAAAAGATATGAAGTGCCAAGCGTCGTTCATTTCGTCTTCGACAAGTGGCGCTTTGGTCAGAAGGTGTTTGTATACTTCTTCACGGCTCGTTGAACGGAACTGCGGAGCATACTCAACAGAGATTTCACGTTCAATGAAACGGTCTGCGATAGGCTTGTAATAACGTCCGTCGAACACGTACAGTCGTTTCTCGTCACTGTAGAATTGTTTGTCAAGCAGCATTTGACGTGCAACGTCCACTTCTTGCTCGGCAAGAGTCTTACGTTTGGCGCCGGTGTTCGGCGCGGTGAGATTCGATTCACGCAATACTGTCGAGTTAAGTTCAGCGTTTGATAACGGCTTCGCGAACAAGCATTCGTTTATCATTTGCCCGATAGCGGACAATGAGTTTACGTCATTCGTCTTGCTCTTGATACGGTTTATCCATCTGAACAATGCATCGTTCCGGCCGTCGCCTTCGCCTAAACCCATAAGATTGACATCGTCGAGATTGATCGACCCTGCTTGACCGAAAGGGTATAACGGAACCGGCAAGTAGTCGACTTGTTCATCGAGGTGAGTCCACTCACGATCAGGGTCATTGAGCGGCAAGACGATATATCCACGCCCATCGACGCGGTAGTCGACTTCTAAGGACGACATCGTAACGACGTGCGATGAGTTAGTGATTGTCCGAGCGATGCGCACTTCCGCAGGCAACCGGAAAATGAAGTGCATTCCGCGAGACGTTTTGAAGTAACAACAATGAATGTCGTTCAACTCAACATATTTTCTGACCGCGTTCGCAGTGGTCATATCGTCGCAGTCGACAACACAATGTCCTTCGGACACTATCCAGCCGACTCGTTGATTTGGCCCAACGTACAACGTTTTGTAGGGGTACTTCTGAATGCCCTCAGGTGTCTTGTCACCCGCTTTAATAAGACGGTAAACTGAGTTAGGAAATATAGTATTGAATCTTTCAAATTCAGTCATTCTATACCTCCGAGTGACGTGTCACCGAGCGCAAGTACTCGTCAATCGTCTGTTTCGTTTGAACAGCGTGGTACACTTTCTCGTCGATCGTTCCTCTTGAAATCAACGACGTGAAGTACGTTTCCTTAGTCTGTCCAACGCGATAGATACGTCCTTGCATTTGGGTCCATTCAATGTAGCTGTAATCGTACGAATACATCACCATTCGCCGCGCCCACGTTTGAAGGTTCAGCCCTTCGCCGCGGCTTATCTGTCGTAAGAACGTATTTGCATACGGCAGCAGAGATACTTCGTCTGTTACAGTTCGGTTTTCTTCGGCAAGCATTCGTTCGATCATTTCCTTTTCGTAAATAAACGAATAGGCAATAATGATATTCTCGTCTTTGTGCTCGCGAATGTATTTCCGCAGTGCTTCGATTTTCGGATTCTTATCAGGGCATAAGTTCTTAACAAGCTGTTTTCCAGTGTCAATATCGTTATAATAAATGAAACCGCCTGCGGCTTGTCTTGCTTTTGCGCACGCTTCGAGTTTCGCGACAATAGAAATATCCTCATCGTTCAGGGCGATAATACCTGCTTCAATCGCGGAATACTCAGGCGTTGCCATACCGTCGACGTATATCACATCTTCGTGACGCTCTGGTAACTTGTGAACGTCGTCCAGATTGATACTGTCGCAGTATTGAGCGAACGTCGAACTAAGCTCGTCGGCAAATTGTAATCTGACCGTCGTCGGCTTGCTGATGTTCTTAGTACCATATCGCGTTGCAACTGGGAACGAATACGTATTGTAATAACGCCCAATGAACGCTGAGTCAGGGTACTGGAACTCAGCAACACCCATATTACGCAGAATACGGAAGGTGTCGATGTACGAGTTAGCAGCGATCGTTGCTGACGCTCCCCATACGACTTTCGCTTTCTTAGACAGCTTCGCAGCAATGCGCGCAGTCTGAGTGTTACAACCTTTGATTTTGTGACACTCGTCGAAGATGATATAGTCGAACGTAGGGAGATTTGCGATACGAGGGAACATATCGTAATGCAGATACGTCACGTCGTGATTGATAGGAATACCGAGCTTTTCCCACATATCGAAGCGCACTGACTTCGGGGAAGCAATGAGAACTTTACCGCGTTTCAATTGGTTGAGAGCCGCGATGAGAGCAAGTGTCTTGCCTACGCCGCAGTCCCAATAGAGAATGTATCGTGGGTGTGATAAAAGTAAATCGACGCCAGAGATTTGATAGTCGAATAAATCGTACTGACGTCCAGAATTATCTGTTAGTATCATTTAAGTTATTCTCCAAACTATTCAGTTCTACAATAAACTTATCAAAATCGTTTACAACTAACGCTATTCCACCCGCTTTCGTGATGTTTGCTAGTTGTATTTTCTGATGTTCCGATAAACCGTTCTTACGGCCGGGGCGCTTGACTTCAATGCCGATGAAATGTCCACGATAACACGCGAGTATGTCGGGTATTCCACGAGGCATTTCGGGCGATGCTGCTATCTTAACAAACCACGCCCGGCGCCGCATAAGTTCGGTTTTAATGAGATTCTCGAGTTGTTTCTCCGGACCCGCTGTCGACATCGTCTTCCTCCGAGGTGGCGTTCAAGTTTAACACCGCTGATAAGGCGCTGATAACCATATACAGGTGCGACGCGATTTCGTCAGCTGCCTCACTGTCAGGCATTTTAGAAGCATTGAGCAACGACGCGCTTGTGTTGTATTTCAAAAACCACTTATCGTATTGTTTGAACTTGCGCTTATTACGAGAACACGCGAAGACGTAAATACAATATCCTGACGGGTCGAGTTCTTTGACTTTCTTTAACAGAGATTCTGTGAGCGCCGGAACAACGGTAACTGTTCCGTCTACAAGTCTTTCCTCAGTCGTAAACGACACCGGAATATCTTTGAAAATGCCATCGTGCTTTGAGCTAACCAGCTCGTATGTTGGGGCATCGAAAATGATTATCATACTGTCTCCTTATAAGTTTTCTGCAATGTGGACTTTGAGAACGTCCGATGCATATTTCACGCGGCACAATGGGTGTCCGCTACAAACGCTGTACGCTTCGTATACTGTAATGATTTCGCTGAGCATATCCTTGTCAGGCGAGAGAGGGTGTTCCTCTTCACGCTTTGCAATTCGATCAGCAGTTGACTCAACGTCCTCAGGGACGAATATCGTCAGCCCAGAGCCGAATCGGGATATGAACTTTTCGAGAAAGATACATTGCTTGATACTCAACGAAGAGCGTTTACGTTCGTAATTTCCGTGGACCCACTCAGACACGAAACAACGGTCGACAACCGCGTTCTTATGAGTGAGTTCGAAAATGACGTACTTCAAGACAATGTACCAACCGCGCTTGATTATGGGTCTACCGTTGTGGTAGTACTTAAAACCATAATTGACGAGCTCGTTCGCAAGAGTTGTTTTGCCTGTTCCGTTAGCTCCATCGAGCCAGATATTATTTGGCATTCTTTACCTCCGACATTGTCTTCAAAAGCTTGAATTGGTTGTTTGCTTCGCAAAGCTGATCGATCGCGTCGTTCACTGTGGGCGCCGTCGTTAGAATCGGCAGCAGCACATTCCAGTCGATCGGGTCAAGAGCTTTGACCGGATAGAAGCGTTCTTCGCGGCAAGAGATTCGTGTACTCAGCGGTGATTCGATAAACTCTTTTACGTCGCCCGTGTACAAGTGCACGTTGCCGGCAATGAAATGAAGTTCGCCGTAGTCAAGCCCAGCGTTCGCCGCACAGACTTGCAGCAGTAACGTGAAGAACGGTAAGTCGTATACAATGCCTTTCCATATATCGGAACTGCGCATATAGACTATCGCGTCAAGACCGTCGGTCAAATCATTGAATGCGAATTGCAACATAACAGTGCAGCACGTATCTTTGGACGGAGTCTCTGGCTTCAGCGGCGGCTTGATATGAATCACTGCTTGACGAGTGAATTGGTCCTCTTTGAGCAGGTTGATACAATATTCCAGTTGGTTGAAACCGTAAGCGTATTGTACTTTGTGACCGTAGTTGCTGTTAACGTGGACGCCGTCATCTGACAATGATTTCCAGATGTTCTTGCCAGCGTTTGTTTCGAACGATTCCCACGTGTCCTCGCCTTTAATATACCAACGAAGCTCGGCGACAAGGTAACGAAGTGACATTGCTCTTGTTTCCGACAATACAAGCGGATATCTCGTATCAGTCAGGACGGAGTGATGAGCGATAAGAAACGCCGTTTCGTCACCGCCCATATTCTTACGGCAAGGGTACTTCGGCATATACGGACTCGATAACCGACAGTACAAGTTTTCCCATAACTCCGTTGCGGTAGAGTATTGGTTTATGCGTTCATACGCTATCATATAGTTTACCTCGTTGTGTCCCGCTCAGCTGCACGCGGACGGTAATCTTTAATCTCAACGTCAGGCAGTGCGGGGTGAATAATCTTGAATACAACAAGCTGGAAGTACGCAGTGCCACCGAAGAGCACGATATCCTCGTCTGAGAAGTTGTGTACCCAGACGTGAAGCGGCCCGGTGTAATGCGCGTCGATCGGCGGGTTTTGTATCAAGATTGGCAGATGAGCCCATTTGCTGCGAATGAAGATAAAACCGGCGGTGAATGCGGGCAAATCTAGATTCGCAACTGAAAGCTCTATTGTTACTCCCGAATGAGCAGGAATGTGTACGTCTTTTTCAAGAGCGATATCAATACCGGCGTCAGTCGGGTGTCCTTTTGTTAATTCGTTCATACGTTTCTCTCCTTTAGCTTAGTAATTATACGACGGTATGTTCTGTGAACAGTGGACAGTGACATTCCAGTAAGTTCTGCGATGTCCGTCTTAGTGAGTGAGTCGCAAATAAGCCATTCAACGAAAAGCTTTTCGTCATCGGTAAGGGTAGACACGTCAAGGTCTGTAATGCAAATCTCGTCAGTAAAATCAGAACAACTGTTCTGTGAGTCGGGAATATCGGCAACGAATATGTTGCGATGTTTTGTGAGTTCTCGTAAGATTTTACGATACAATATCAAACGAAACAAAGAATACGTTTGGAACGATTCTTCTTTTTGAATCAGATCGTATATTGCGTCCCACGCAAGACTCTCAATGTCAACGCGGTAATGGGCACGAGAAAAAGTATACTCCATATCTCGCACCCCACGTTGAACCATTGACGACATTTGCTCGTCGGTAATCATTTACCGAGCGCCGCAAGTAAAGCCATTGCGTCATTGACGCGAGCGATGTCTTCAGGGTTTTCCACGAGACCTGCGGTTGCGAAGACATAGTTCGAATAAGGAATGTTCGTTTTGCTCGTCGCTTTGGTCAGCGAGATGAGCACGCGGTAATCGCGCAAACGTTTTCTTGCCATAAGAACTTGTGTCTGGAACTTCGCGAGGTTGGATAAGCTCGTTGAAGGTAAGTTGATGACTCGGGGAATTTGTTCGCCGTCAAGCAATACGTAGAGCAGACGACGGTTTTTGCAAGCTTTGCCTCCGTTCTTGCCGCTGCCGAATTGGTTGTAAGTGCATTTTGCACACTCGTGTTCGTTGCCATCTTTGTCGACGCCTATAACGCCGTCATTCGACGAACAATCGGGCGGAACAGCGGTTCCGTCGTAATCGTCAAGATACATAACGTTCGACGGGAAGCTCTTCAAGATAACGCAATCGAGCGTTTTCATCGGAGCGGTGGTCCCAGTTGTGGGGTCTTCGATTTCGAAAATCGTACCGCCAGCTGTCGGGGTGTTGATTTTCATAAATTCGAGGTGCAGCCCGTCAGCGTCTGCGAATACTTCGCTGAGATATTCTTCGGGGCTTTGTGCGACAGGGCCGAGAGCGTTATCGGCGGGAACGGTGGGAACAATTTTGTTTTCGACTTCTTTTTCCATAAGTGTCTCCTATTTAGATTTGGTAAAACTGATGTCGTTGTATTCGAAACCTGAAAGGGTGCTTAACAAATCGGCAGGAATTTCGCCGTATATTTCTTTCAGGTCAGAACAGAACGCGTTGAGCTTCTTTGAGTTGATGCCGTATAACGCGGCGGTGTGATACTTCGAGTCGAGTTCGTTGAACTTCTCCGGATCGATTACTGAGTACGAATACTTGGTAACAACTTTCGCTGTCTTGCCGTGGGCAGATGCAGCAGTCAGACCGTTCTCGTTCAGTTGTGAGATTATCAAGTTCTTGAGCGAAGTTCGACGGGCTTTGAGCGACTCAAGCTGTTGTGATACTTGTGCACATTCGTCGTTGATTTCGATGAGTTGTGCAATTAAATCAGGCATTTCAGGCATAGTCGTCATATACAGAGGTCGTCAGCATCGATAAACGCTTCGGCAATAACCGTTGAGTTAAAGCCGACTTCCTCTAAGATATCCGCCAGGTCGTCCATACTATTGGCGATGGCAGAGTCATACGTTTCCTCATAAGGAATACCAAAGGCGTACGTAAGCTGTTCAGTGCGGACGGTTCCATACGGAGTGAGAATAAACATTGCCCAGCGGCAGTTGCGACGATTCACAATGCACAACTTATAACGGTTGTCAGAGTTCACGAACGCAACTAACTCGCGGACGAATGCTCCATTGGTCTGTTCATACGTAGGCAAAGGCATTGCCGACATAATCTCGTTGACCTGTTGCAATGGATATATTCCTCGTAGACATTCCGCAACAATCTTGTGTGCAAAATATCTCGGGACCATATTATTCCGCCATTGCGTTTGCTACGTCTTCAGCGATTTTGCCGAGTTCGCTCTTGGGTTTGTTTGCAGCTTTTGCCGTTTCGATTGCCTCGATGAAGCCGGCGTTGATTGCTTCGACGAGAGTGTTGAAGATCGTGATTTCGTCTGCGGTCAAGAATTTTTCATATCCTTCGGGGACGACTACGCTGGGAGCTTTACGTTTGCGCCCTGCACTTCTGCCGGCAACGAGAGAGTTCTCTTCGAGCGTGACGACTTTGTCTTCAAGGTCACCGATGTTGACGAACGATTTGCCGAAGCCGAGTTTCTTGATGTTCACGGAATATTTACCGCTGCTTTCTTTTACGATGGGGCAAACAATCACGTTTTCGTCGTTCTCTTTCTGTGCATAAGCACGTTTTTCGGTTGCTACAATTTTCAATGTTACCATATTAACCTCCTTGTTGGTAAACATATTTTTGTCTTGGTTGTGTCCGAACCACATTTCCGCCGCGTTCTCTGGAAGTGGCGACGGAAGGGCCGGTGAGATGTCAGAGCCATATACGTTGCTCGACGATAACGCCTCTTTGATTTCTTTGATTTTGTTCAGGTCTGTAACGACTACAGGTTTATCGTCAATCATATTTGCCTCTGGCACAGGGTATTGTTTTTTAATACAATTTTATTTTTTAGCATCGTCAAACGTGACAACGACGTCGTATTTGACGAAGTTGTCTCTGATTTCCGGGTCTTTGTAAGTTTCACGGGGTACTACGCTTACTATCGCAATGGGCAGCGTAACGACCTCAGGGTACTTCTTGGCGATTTTCGACAGGTCTTCCATCACGTCGACGCCCTTGTATGGGGCAATGACGTTGAGTTCGATGTTCGGGTACAGAGCGTCTACGAGCTCCGGAAGGGTTTTACCTACAAAGGTTTCGGGTTTGGTTGCTTCAAAATCGACTGTGTTCATTCTTTTGTCTCCTTTTTATAAATTTCTTCGCTTATTTTGCGAATCTTTGCAAAAATGTTTGTGAGTGTTTGTCCGATCGACTTGCACTGGTGCTTCTCAGCCAGTTCTTGGACTGGAACGCCGCACAAGTAATCGCATAGGATATCCCAATGTTTGGGGTACAGTTTTTCTTTCGCTTTGGCAAGAACGTAGTTGACAATCATACGCTGGTCCGCAGCGGCGATCGAATCGAAATTCTTATCTGGAACATTACGTCTGTCTTCAAGGCATACCGTCGGTGAACGGTAATACCACCTGAAGATTCTTCGCGCTTCAGTATACATACGACGCTCGATGGACGCTGCTGCAAACGTTGAGAATTTATACCCAGTGGACGGGTCATATCGCCTCGCCGCTTGCAGAAGTCCCAAGAAGCCCGCGGATATCAGCTCGTCGTAAAACCGCGCTTTGATTTCTTGGTACTTATCGAACTTGTGCCAGTATACGTAGTACACAAGCGGAATGTTCTCCGTACAGAGTTTCTCGATATCGACTGCGGGTTGCTCATTCGTAGACATTGTAGATTTCGTCCCCTTCTTCGATGGTTTCTCCGCACATATCGCATTGTACGCCGTCTTCGTCGTGTACGTAATCTTTTGCTGTGAAAACTTGTTCGCCGCGCGATAATAATTCGAGATAACATCTATAACAAATAGTCATACTTGCCTCCTTACAGAACGTTGTTGAGTTTTTCGATCAGCTCGTCGTAATACGCGATACTCTCGTTTAAGTCTTCGAGCTTATGCTCGGTCTCAGCGTCATAGTGATCGAGCTTTTGATACGCCATTTCCGTGTCAAGCCGTCTGATTGCCAACTCGGCGCGAACGTACTTCACACAAAGAAGTGTGCGGTATTTGTCTTGGAAAGATAATGCTTCCGTTGACATACTTGCCTCCTAAAACCACTCGTAAGCTCTGGCAAATTCACCTACTTCGTCGTCGCTTAACCACGATAACAGGTCTTGTGCCAGTTGTTCCCAGTTGCATCCGTTACTGAGAATCTCTTGTAATTTTGCTTCATTCGGTCTTGCTGTGTAGTAATCGGACATTTTTACCTCCTTATTCGACGTACGTCAAGTTGAACTGGTCTGCCGGAGAAAGACGTTCAGCGAGGTCGCCTTCTCTGGTTTCGAAATTGACGTCCACAAAGTCAGCTGCGTCAAGTACAAACTTTCCGTTATAGTACGCGTCGATAACTTTCTGTTCGGCTTCTTCTTGATTTTCCGCTTTTACCACCACGGGGCGGGTGAGTGTTTCTGTTACAAAGGTGTAAAAATACTTCATAGTGTCCTCCTCAATTTATAGGTTCAAGCCACGTTTTTGAGTTCACGTAGTTCTTGATGTCGGGGTTATATTGCTGGTCGTCAATATACTTACACAACGCATTACGTACGTCGTCTTCAGTGCCGTAGTCGAGGGCCGACGAGATATCGCGCGGTAGTTCGAAAATGCTTTCGTACGACATTACTTCGCGGTAAAATTCATACGGGTCGTATGCGTCGTAACCTGTTGTTTCTTCGTTGTATTTTCGATCAAGTATCAAATCGATAATCATACGTTACCTCCTATTTATTTTCAGGGTCCGTGAGTAACGAGAATATGTGGTCGATTGTAACAACCGGGACATATTGCTCGTCGTGGTATTGCCCGTTGCTGGTATCTCGCATTAAGAACGACACCGAGTGTTTCTTGAGTGTATTTACGAACGTGTCCAAACGCTGGTTGACGTACGATTCGACAGAACTTGCCACAACTTTGACGATGTCCGCAAGGTTCTCGTCGGGTATTTCCTTCAATGCGACAACGATAGGTGAATTGGCTTCCGGAGTGTTCTGTTTCTTTTCCGGAATTTGAACGATACCTAAGTCCACGAGTTCTGTGGCGTAGCACGTTTCGAGACAGTTCGGTGAGTCATAGAATTTGCATTCTTCGCACACTTTTCCGATGCATTCGCGTACGCGTGATTGACGCAGTACGTCTCTGATAAATTCGATTTTTTCGTTTCTGGTTGGCATAATTATTCCTCCGTGTTATCGTATATGTTACTTATTACTTTATAAGGGCAATCGTCCATTGTTTGATAATCGTCGCCGATATTGACTAAAAACGCGCACGTTGCTCGATGCCATTCGACAACGCCCCGTGTTCCATGTGGACTTTCGACAATATCGCCCTCGAAAATCTTGTTGCCTTTCGTATCACATATGCCTGTGAATTGTCCTATAGTTTCGGGGAGAACAGCATAAGGCCCCAAGTGGCAATCGCGATTTATAACGTCGTCGTGTATTCTGTTTCCATATACCCAGTCGTTGTAATCTACTCGTTTACCTCTGAATATAATGTCTCTCATTCCTTTACCTCCGCTTTCTTGCACGCTTCAAGTCGTTTGCAATGAAAATCTTCTTCTTCCAGTGCGTAGTTGAACGCAACACAATACGATGCTACTCCGTCGTCTACGCACATAGGGCAAGTATTATAAGGCTCATCGCAGTATTCTTCTGGTACTTCAAGTTCAACTTTAATCTTCGGCATTTTTAATCAACTCCTCGATGAGTTCGTCGATCTTCTCGACTTCGACCACTTCGCGACAATAGTCGTTCACATATGACTTCGCTTTCAGTTCGTTCAAGACGTTGATGGTTTCTTGTCTCGCATTGCGCAGTTCATCGTCAAGTAAAGTACACTCGGTTTTGAGTTGTTTGATTTCTTGTTCTTGTTTAATGATGAGGTCGCGGGCATCAAGTTTCAACTTGTCGTAACAGGTGTGAAACATGTAATACTGGCAGTTGTCGCAAAAGTCACCCGCACAAGTAGCAAGAGCTTTTTTAATGTCTTCGCTGTTCATTCCCGGTCCTCCATATACTTGAATTCGAATCTTTTGCAGGGCGTATGATACACGAGGTACGCCCCATCATCACGTATGATACGGTACGCGCACGAGAACAAATAGCAATTCGCACCAGTGATACGCATATCTTGTCCGCCATGTTCTTTCATGTCGCGCAAGCAATATTTGTACGCTTTTTCTTTGTTATCAGAACACGAGCCGTATACGTCGTGCAGTGACGTTGCGCTGCTGTTGCAATATCTGTGAAACATCTCTTCTTGTTTCTGAGTTAGGTTACAAGGTCTTAACATTATTTTTTCCTCCGCTTGTTACGCCTCGCCCGTCGCTCGTCACGCGTTGGGCGGTACGTTAAGTATATTTTATTTTCCTTGTGTTGGCGCCACGCATTGAACAGCGCCGTTGAAATCTTTTCTTGATACACGCAAAATATCGTTATTATTGCACCGAGCAATGCTCCGATAAGCAGCCAAATGTAAAACGCCCATTGCAGAGACCCAAGATACACGATCACCGCCGTGCCGAATATAGTCCAGAGCGTAGTGAGCGTGCGGCTTATGATTTGTACAATGACAAACGTCTTGGTCTTCATCGGCGTGAGTCCAGCGACTAAGCATAGCAAGTCATCTGGAAACACGGGAAACAAGAACATAAACACGAGTGTCGACACCTCTCGTCCATGCAGGCGAGCAGTAATCTTATCGTACTGTTCTTGTTTGATGAGTCTTAGTACAAACCTGAGTCCGAAGCGTCTCGCTAAGTAGAACGCTAACAGAGACCCTGTGAATTGTCCGATGAGCGTCAATATCAAGCACTCCCACCACGGGAACAGCAGAGCTCCGAGTACCGTTACAGGTGTCGAACTTATCGGTATGAACGTTACCTGCAAGAACTGGAATATCGTGAAGACGATCGGCGCCCACGGTCCGCTATTCCGTATGGCTTCGAGTATTGCGTTCATTTCCTCAGTTCTGCCTTCAGGTTCAATATTTCAGTGGTCTGCTCGGTGATGGTCTTGCGCATCAGGTTGCACTCATTGCGCAGTGCGTCGGCAATATATGCAGTAGTGATGTTATACCCGAGTTCTCTGAGGTATTTCTTTACGTCAGATACCTCGATGTTGAGCACGTCGGCACAGTAGTTGAGGTCATAGAACGACGATTCCCAGAGGTCAGCGAGCGAAGTGTATATGTCTTCGGGTATGATAGACATATTGTCGAGCGCGGTTATCTTTACTATATACGACTGCGATTTGTGGTATTTTTCCGCAAGTTCCTTGTAGTTAAGTCCGTCGAGATAGTCGAGCAGGATGTTCTTGACGGTGCCGTTCTGTACGCGGGGCAGAGCTGCTTCAATATCGTCGCGGCGTTTGTCGCGCTTTGTACGCAGAGGTATTTTATTCTTGCGCAATATTTCATACGCGAGTGCTGTTGTGATACCGAACGTATCGGCAAGGTCCTGAACAGTCGGGACTGTCGATGAATAGAGGTATTGCTCGCAGAGCAGTTTATCTCGCTCGCTTCGTGAAAACGTCAGGACCTCGGCGTCGAGTATCTCGCGCTGGGGCTTACCGCTGAGTGCGGGTAATATCGTTTCAAGCGCAGTGGCGTCGCCGGTCAGAAAGACAATCTCGTCGTTCGTGATGTCGAAGTCCCAGTACACTGTTCGATTCGCGCACATAACGTGCAGCGTTTGTATGTCTTGCTCACGGTCTGCGTATATGCCGGTGTCAAGCGTAATTTTCCATGTTTGCATTCTTATTCCTCCAAGTTGAGCGCAGCTTTCAGAGCTGACGCGGCTGCCCTCAGTCGTACAGAGTACAGGTCACAGCGACGGGCAAGTTCTTCGTTGTTGAGCGGAGTTGTGATAGGTCTCGATCGTATGACCATATTTACGTAATTCGTCGATACGGCAAACTCAGGGCAGATTTCTCGCAAGTAGCTGCTGATGTCGGCGGCCGTTGCATGGTCCCGGTTAGTTGCAAGCCGATAAGCATAAGTATAGCGTATGAAGTCGTCTCGCGTAATGCGCGCTGCTTCAAAGACTTCTTTCTTATCGTAGCCTTGGTATTGTTGTTTAAGTTCAGGTTCTTTCTTCATATTATTAGTAGTGTCTCATCTCGGCTTCAAGCACGATTTTCCCGATGGGTAATGTGTAATGGTTGATGTCCTTGCGCGTCAACGTGTTGGACAGTATTTTGCTGTACAAGTTCTCGCGTGCCTTGTCGCCAATTCCAGGGCGCATTTGACGATACAAGAGATGATTCTCGCCGTCGTGGTGGTATGCGTTGCAGCAGAGGTCGTTGTACTCGTCGATGTACCATTCCGCTTCGTCGATGTCTTGGCCAGACGTGAATAGTTCGTCGAGCGTCGGTGCGTCGTACACGCGATACGCTTGATACCTGCCGTTCCACAGTCCGAGGTCAGCGATACAAATTACGTCGTTCGGGAAAATTGTGTCGGCAAACGTGTTCATAAGCAATCGGCGGTTGTCGAAATACAGGTCTGACGCAAGCTCGTCAAGCAATTCGTCTGACGCGTCCGGATAGAATTCTTTCAGGTCTTCCATCACAACGTCGCTATAGATAGTGCTATACGTATCTGATACAACGACGTGTTTCTTCGGTTTACGTTTCATTTTAATTCCTTTCCGTCGGATATACCGCCGACGGTCGGTGTGAATTTATACTGTTATCAACAACTGATTTTCAAAAGCTCCTATACGTATAACGTCTTCATTTCCGTGCTTTTCTACGGCAAAGTCTATAGAGCAACCATTTTCAATAACAGTATTTGTTTTGCTGTCATACACAATAGCAAACTGCACATTTCCTTCGCCTGAATGTAAAACGGACGTCAAATCTTTGAGTTTCATAGCGAAGTCTTTATGCAAGCTCGGAATCAATGATTTCGATGTTTGAATCGTCAATGTCCCATTCGTCAATGTTGTCGTCGAACGTGTAACGGTTTTCAAGGTTCATTGAATCGCAACAGAAGCTGTATGCGGCGTCCTCAGCTTCCGAGAGACTTGACGCAGTGACCGTTAAGCTTATTTCGTAGTTCATTGCAACTCTTATGTTGTACTGACGTTTAATGCACGCTTCGATCGCTTCTTTCGCGGCGCTTTCAGTCTCGTACTCGCCGATAATCGTATAACCTGTGTAGTCGTCTTGCAAGAATACTTGGTACGGCGTACCTTCAGACAGCGGCGAGTGACTGACCTGACGCATATTGTGGTCAGCGTCAACGAACGTCTCGTCGTCCAAGTCAGCAAAGAACGCTTTCAGGAACTCGCACATGTCTCGGACATATATCTCTTTTCTGTCCGGAAATACGGCAATAATATCCGTGCCATACGTGTCGTTAAAAAGGTTAATTTTCTCGTCGATTGAATCAACAATGTCAATTGTCATCATATTTATCCTCCATTTGTTTATTTCGTATTAAAATGCTGCATTCGCAACCAGTGCGCAATGACGTCCTCGCATTCAACGACAGTGCCATCAGGCGCAGTTTGATCGAGCTCGACACACAAGTCCTTCAACGGACAGTCGTGAGCCATTTCGAACTCGCCAATCTGTGAGTCGTAATGCTGGCAAAAGAAATACTTCCTATATAATCGAGCCAGCTGCTTCGTCGTCAGCGACTTCAAATACATTTCATTAGTCATGCCGTGACTGGGTACGTCGTACAGTGCTCGTTGCTGCGTAACAATGGCGTCTGACGGTGCTTCGTACTTTGCACTGAGCTCAGTTATCTGTTGAAACAATTTATCAATACATTCACGTAACTCAGTATTTTCACGCTCGAGCGCAATAACACGTTCAGGTCGTATGTCGTGCATAGTTGATACCTCCATATACAATATATAAATGCGGCGATGCCGCGTTAGGTTCGGACTACCCAGACGCACGGGAAAACTAATGACAAAAAACCGTACGTCGGGTAGGGCTGGAGTTCTGCGGGCAATGCTCGTGGCTCAGGGTAACGTTGACTGCAAAACGTTAAAAGCCAGTCATGGCAATAATTACGACCGCCGGGAGAAAAATGGAAAAATGTCAACGGTCGTAACACAATTGCTCGCAGATTATATTATAACCGCCGAGCTTTGAGGGGGATAGGGTGATTTACGCGCCCGGCGGGTAACAAGAACGTGCTCTGACCGCGGAGATAACGCTGAAATCGGACGTTTAAGACGGTCAGCTCTATGCACTGTTCATTTGTTACAATGTATATTTTTTAATACAATTTCAGATTGATAGTGATTTATGCATGGGTGATATGCGCTTTGGTTTTTGTAGTTTGCAACGAGCGAGAGGTGTTATTTGCAAGGAAATGTTGATATGAACAGCGATGAAAACACGAATAAGTCTGAAGATTGTTAAATGATTAACAAAGTGCAGTGAGTGGAGTTTGTTAAACATTTAACAATGTTCAATGAAACAGTGCATTTTGAACAAAATATTACTATAAAGTGTTCAAAATTCTCCTGTTTTTATATATTCCTACTTCTTTTATTATTTTCTTCTTTAATTTTACTTTCTCTTTCTTTATATATTATTATTACTATAAAAGAAAAATAAAAGAATATTAAAAAATACGACGTATAGTATGATTAAGTTTTTTAATCAAAATGATTGAGTTTGTTAATCACGCATTGTTGCCACATCGTTGCATTGTACTTCGAGCATTGAACACTGTGCATTGAACACTGACTGTTGTGTTTTGCTCATCAAAACATGAAACATTGTTCACATTTCATTGCACATTGCACGTCGACCACCGATTTTAGTGCTACGGGCATAGAAAAATAAAAGAAAAACGGCACCACAATGGGCACCGTTCTTCGTATTGTCGTTAAATTGTTATTCGTTCGCTGCCGCTTCGGCCTCGAGTTTAGCGAGTTCTGCGCGTAATTTCTCGATTTTTGCCTTCTGAGCGAGTTGTTCTTGATTCGCAAAGAGCTTGTCGATCAAATTTCCGAGCATTTCCGCCTCTTCGTCGCTCACAAGACCTTCTTCAACGAGCACAGACTTGGCGTCCAACAAGCGTTTTGCAACGTTCTTTGCACTCAGAGTTGATTTCACGGCACTCGAACCGTCGGAATTCGCACTACGGCCTGATTTTCTGCGCATTGCCTCTTCTTCGTCGACCTCTATAACACGGTCCGTCAAATCGCGACCAATATTATAGAATTTCGTGGGCCATTCCACTTTGCCTTTTAAGACAACGGAATAAGATTCATTGCTTTCTTTTTTCAAAGAACAGATTACGGACGCCTCCGTGTCTTTTGTTACTACAGCTTTGCGGCTTTCGCCATTGATTTCGATTACAAGTTTCGACATTTTCTTATCCTCCAAGTTTTATTTTTGTATTATCTGATTTTTGATACAATTTTCGTTGAGACGTGATTTGACGAGCAACGGGCATCGGGCTTAGTGCTGCGAGCGTGGGACATGGGCCCGCGACCAGTGCCGTGCGCTTCGGGGACATCGAGCGTAGTATTGCGGGCTTAGTGCTGCGCGACCAGTGCTTCGCCCTTCGGGCAAAATAAAAAAAATAAAAAACAGCGGCCCTCTGTGCGAGGACCGCCGTACTTAGTGCTGCGAGCGTAGTGCCGCGAGTTTAGTGTTGCGCCGAAAGGCATAAAAAAAGGGAGGCATCAGCCTCCCAGTTTTTCAAGCTCAGCTTTCAGTTTTTCAATCTGGTCCTTTATGCGAGCTTGTGCAGCGGTTTGTTCGAGTCGTGCAGCTAAGTTTACTATGAAGTATACTTCTTCTTCAGTCACGCCTTCGATTGTCCTCAGAACTTCTGAGTCTTCCATAAGACGTCTAGAGATAGACGCAACACGAATCTTGTGCGGATTGTTGTCTGTGAGCTCTTTGCGAGTCGTTTTGCGAGCTTTGCAATCAACATCATTGGTTGTAATAACTCTGTCTTCGCCCAGCGCGCCAATGTTATAGTACTTAGTAGGCCATTCGACTTTATCTTTCAGGACTACAGAGTAGGTTTCATTACCCTCTTTCTTAAGGGAACATACAACGGGCGCGCCCCCGTCGACTTCAACGACTGCTTTACGAGTGGTAGTGTTGACTTGGATTGTCATAGTTTTCATGGTTGATACCTCCAAAAATATAATATTTATTCTGTCGTTTCCGACATTTTCTGTTTTTTAATACAATTTTCGCCGCAACCGCGTATACGCAAACGCATTATGCATACGACATACCACGTCGACTAGCGCTGTGCGCCTGCCCGCAACCAAAAAAAAATAAAAAAAAAAGCGGCCCCGAAGGGCCGCAATTTTCTTTATTCGCCGAAGCGAGAGGGTATTAACCCTCAAGCTTGGCATTGGCGATGTAAGCATCGATCTGATCATCACTGAGGCGGAGCGCTTCAGGTTGCTTCGAGCTGATTTTCTTAGCGTACTCACCGATTTGATCGTAGTCCTCATTGGTGAGGCGCTTGATCGGAAGTACTTCGCCGGACTCATCGACGTAGTAGGCGATGTCCCAACCTTTGAGCTCGAAGTGGTAGGCTTCTTCATAACATTCGGGGTTGAGGTAGTAACCACATCTTTCAACACCGACGCATCCGAGTTTATCAGGAGCGGTATTGCAGTAAATCTGAGCGAGGCGGGCGAAGCCATCTTCATCACAACCCGGAGCGTGGAAGCCGTTCAGCTTGCAGACGAGCAGGAACGCGTTGAGGTGATTGTAATTGAGCAGGAGGTCACCGATTGCGAAGCAGAGGTCGTTCGGGTCGTAGCGGAGCTCAGTGCGGCCGTCGTGGGGATAGCTGACGATGACGGCGTACTGTTCGGTGCTCATCACAGCGGGGTCGAACTCACGCGCAGCGTCCTTGCGGACGCATTGCTTGATATCGGTTGCGAGTTCATCATCATCGCGATCGTACAGGTAGTCAGCGCGGGCGATTCTGTAATCATCGAGGACAGCTTCGATATCGTCGTCACTCACTCGGACGCTTTCGGGTTGCATTTCGTTGAACTTCGAAGCGTATTGGCGGACAACTGCGAGGTCGAAGTCGTTCATCGGGATAATCGAGTAGGTTTCGCCGATGGTTGAGACGTACTCTTCAGGGCGCCAGCCATTGAGCTTTATCTCAATCTTTTCGGGAACTTCGTCGTACTCACGGAGTTGTTGTACCGAGCCGATGCCGGTGAAGTTTCGATACTCAACAGTGTTGTAGTACAGTTGTGCGAGGCGGGCGAAGCCTTCGATTCCGTTGTCGGGGGTTTCGAAGTGATTTGCTTCACAGAGGACGCAGTAAGCGGTGAGTTGTTCGAGTTTGACGTCGTCACCGAACAGGAAGCCGTCGCGCCCGTTGCCAGCGTAACCGATTGCCGAAGCGATGATAGAAGCGTTAAGAGCGTCTGCGTTGAAGTTGATAGTGCCGTTGGTGATTTGTTTCATAGTTTTTACCTCCATAGTGTTGTTGATTTGGTTGTTGTTGCTGCAGTTGTTGTTGATGATGTTTTTCATTTTGTTTACCTCCATTTTTCTGAAACGTTTTTGTTACGGTTGCTACACATTCGACTCATTTCGTACTAACGACTATTTCCAGGGACTAACCACTCACGGACCGACCGAGCCGACTCAATATATATTTTACTAAATATATATTATATATTATTAAATTTTATATTATTTATTTTTTAATGTCTCTTTATAAAAATCATTTTTAAAAAACTTTAAAAAATAAAACAAAAATATTTTTACCATTTTTTTGAAAGAATTGAAGCGAAATTTACTGAAATATCAAGCAAAATCAATGTGGATACAATTTATAAAATGCTAAAAATGTTTAGAAATAAGCGATTTTTAAACAAATGTAATAAAATTGTAATAATAATTGCTATAAAAAATAAAAACGTGTAAAACAGACAAAAAATTACAAACAAATTGACTGAAAGACACAAATAAGACTAATTGACAAAAACGCATAACACCATATATATCAAGCAAAACACAGAACGGTTACATAAACTGTAACTGCTTGACATTATCTTTTGAGTGATATAAGATAATGTCAAACAAAAGAAAAGATATTGTTTAGAGATTATAAAAATATCTAAACTATTATAAGCTATAAGATACATATAGGGGGAAATAAAAATGCAAGTAGTGAAAAGAGATGGGAAATTAGTAGATTTTGATCAATCAAAAATCAGAGTAGCAATTGAAAAAGCTAACAGAGAAGTGAGACCAAGAGAAAGAGCAACTAAAGAGGAAATAAATCAAATAATTGATTATGTTGAAGATTTAGATAAAAAAAGAATTTTGGTAGAAGATATTCAAGATATTATAGAAGAGCAATTGATGTCTTTTGGAAAATATCTACTAGCTAAAAAATATATTACATATCGTTATACCAGAGAATTAGTAAGAAAAGCAAACACGACAGATCAATCAATTAAGGAATTAATTGATGGTGAAAGTGATTATTGGAACAATGAAAATTCAAATAAAAATGCAAGAGTTGTTACAACTCAAAGAGACTACTTAGCAGGAATTACTAGTACAGATATTACTAGAAGATTTTTACTACCAGAGGATGTAGTGAAAGCTCACGACGAAGGAATTATCCACTTCCATGATGCAGATTACTTTGCACAAAATGCATTAACTAACTGTGAATTAATAAACTTAGAAGATATGCTACAAAATGGAACAATAATGAATGGTGTTATGATTGAAAAACCACATAGATTTTTAACAGCTATGACAATTGCTACACAAATTATATTAGGTGTTACATCATCTACTTATGGTGGAGCAACAGTATCATTAACACACTTAGCACCATTTGTAAAAAGCAGTTATGATAGATATTATAAAAAATACAAAAAAAGAGGCTTAAGCGAAGCACAATGTAAAGAATATGCTGAACAAGATACTAAAAAAGAGGTATCTGACGGTGTTCAAACTTTCAATTATCAAGTAAATTCAATGACAAATACAAATGGACAAGCACCATTCTTATCAGTTTGTATGTATTTAGGAGAAACTGATGAATACAAAAAAGAATTAGCAATGATAATTGAAGAATTCTTAAAACAAAGAATAGAAGGATTTAAAAATGAAAAAGGTGTATATATTACACCAGCATTCCCTAAACTTCTTTATGTATTAGAAGAAGACAACATACATAAAGATAGCAAATATTGGTATTTAACAGAACTAGCTGCCAAATGTACAGCTAAAAGATTAGTTCCAGACTATATTTCTGAAAAGAAAATGAAGGAACTTAAAATAGATAAAAATGGAAACGGAAACTGCTACCCATGTATGGGATGTAGATCATTCTTAACACCATATGTAGACCCAGAAACAAATAAACCAAAATACTATGGAAGATTTAATCAAGGTGTTGTAACTATCAATTTAGTTGATGTTGCATTATCATCAAAACAAGATGAAGAAAAATTCTGGAAAATATTTGACGAAAGATTAGAATTATGCCATAAAGCACTACAAATTAGACATGAAAGATTAAGTAAAGTTACAAGTGATGTTGCACCAATATTATGGCAACATGGAGCTTTAGCAAGACTTAAAAAAGGTGAAAGTATTCACAAATTATTACATGATGGTTATTCAACAATATCATTAGGATATGCAGGATTATATGAATGTGTAAAATACATGACAGGACATAGCCATACTGATAATGGTGAAGGAGAAGAATTTGCAATAAAAGTAATGCAAAAATTAAATGACAAATGCAAAGAATGGAAAGAAGCAGAGAAGATAGATTACAGTGTTTATGGAACTCCAATTGAGTCTACAACATATAAATTTGCAAAATGCTTAAAGAAAAGATTTGGAACAGTTGAAGGAATTACAGATAGAAGCTATATCACAAATTCATACCATGTACCAGTATTTGAAGATATAGATGCTTTCTCTAAATTAAAACTAGAGAGTAAATTCCAAAAACTAAGCCCAGGTGGAGCTATATCTTATGTAGAAACACCTAACTTACAAGACAACTTAGAAGTTGTATTACAAATAATTAACTTTATTTATGATAATATTATGTATGCAGAATTGAACACAAAATCAGATTATTGCCAAAAATGTGGATTTGATGGAGAAATTTTAATAGACGAAAACTTAGAATGGTATTGTCCAAACTGTGGAAATAGAGATCATAACACATTAAATGTAGCAAGAAGAACTTGCGGATATATTGGAAGCCAATTCTGGAATAAGGGAAGAACACAAGAGATTAAGGAGAGGGTTCTCCATATTGATAACAAAGACGACGAGTAGATTAGAAAGAAGGATTTATTAACTATGAAATATAATAAAATCAGAAAAATGGATATAGCAGATGGACCAGGAGTAAGGGTATCTATATTTATGCAAGGCTGTGCATTTAATTGTAAAAATTGCTTTAACCCAGAAACACACGATTTCAATGGGGGAAAAGAATTTACAGATGCAACTATTGACAGAATAATGGAGCTTTGCCAAAACGAAAATGTAGAAGGATTATCAATTTTAGGTGGAGAGCCAATGCACCCAAATAATATAGAGGGAACAACAAAACTAGCTAAAACTTTTAAAGAGAAATTTCCAGATAAAAATTTATGGGCTTGGTCAGGATTTAAATTTGATGACTATCTAAAGGACAAAGAGGTGTTAAAATATCTAGATGTTCTTGTAGATGGACAATATGTTGATGCACTTCACAATCCTAGATTGGATTGGAGAGGCTCAGAAAACCAAAGAGTAATTGATGTACAAAAGAGCTTGAAAAATGGAGAAGTGACAGCTTGGAAGAGTGCTTCTTAA